TGCAGGGCCAGGTCCGCAACATCAAAGTTTGCCATTTCGGTTGTTCCTCCTTATTCGTTGTCGAGCGCCTCGGTGAGATCGTCGAGGCTCCAAAGGGTGAGGGTCACGGTGTCCATGTCGAGGGGCTGCTTCTCCGAAGGTTCGCCCTCGGTTTCCGGCTCCGTGTAGACGGCGGCGGGGATGTCGATCTGCGCCACGTAGTACAGGCCAGCGCCGGTCCCGTTGCAGAGGTTGCCGTCCGCGTCCATGCAAACGTCGATGTGAACGGGCCAGTCCTTTTCCTGCTTCGCCAGGTTCAGGGAGAGGTCATCGTCGAAGGTGATCCGCTTGCCGGTGACCTCATAGGGGATTTTCGTCCCCTCGTTTTTCTCAATGACGATCATACTGTCATTCCCTCCTTGATTTTGTATGCCACGGTGACGCTCTTCGCGGAGCCGTCAAACTCCAGCTTGAAGCCGTTCAGCTGCTTGTCCGAGACGATAAGGTCCCCAGGGAGCCCGCCGCTGTAGGCGGTGACCTCGGCCTCAACGTCATAGAACAGGTTCTGCCGGGTGTTCGTGATTGCCACGGTGACTTTGCTGTTGTTGAACGGGTATGCCTTGGTGTTGGTCAGGGTGACGGTCCCCGTTTCGGTGGCGCTGGCTGCTGTCACCAGCTTGGCGATCTGGCGCTCATCCTGGAGCAGGGACGCCACGATCTCACGGACGGCCAGCTCATTGGCTGCCGCCTTGATCTCCAGGGCGTCCACATCGTCGGACAGGGCGTTGAAATCGTCGGCGGGAGCGTATGCCCCGGTCCCGGCCTGAATGGTGACGGTGGTGGCGTTTGCCACTTCGACCTGGTAGTTGAAGACGATGGTCGAGGGATAGGTCCCGTTGTAGGCCGGGAGATAGTCCGCGATGCTCTCGTTGGCGCTGACGGCCATACTGTAGAGGATTTCCCCATCGTCCGGGTCGATGGCGTAGACACCGATCTCCGTTACCTTGAAGCCGGAGGTCAGGGTGGTGTTGTCGAAAACACTCTTGAGCAGCACGGTGGTGTTGTTCTGGATGTATTTCGTACTGATCCCGACCGACAGCTTTTGGGCTTTGAGGCTGGTGCGGTTGGCCAGACTTTCCGATGCGCTGTAGCTGCCGGAGCCGATCACGCATCTGGTGATGGTGGGCGTTCCTCTTCCGAGCTGCCACTTCGCCAGGAGCGCCAGTCCTTTGTTGGTCAGCACACCGGGTTTGAATTCTGCGGCCATGTTGTGTTTTACCTCCTTTTTTGATTTCATATAACCTCGGTGGTGGCGGGGCTATATCCTTATGTGAAACAGCGCCGGGGTCCGGCGCTCAGGCGCTGGCCTGGATCGTCACCTCCTGGACCGCCTCTGCAAGAGCGGCGGATGTCTGGGAGGTTCTGATGTCAGTTACCCCCCCCCCAGGACGTTTCGGATGGTGACGGCGGGGCTGGCCTGGACGAATGCTGCGGCAGCCACCGGCTGATGGACGGTGCTGGTTTCTCTGATGATGTTCCGCACGGTGTTGACGGCGTAGTGCTGCGGGAGGGTGGCTACGTTCTCCGGGATATGGACAAACCGAAGGAAGCGAATCTGCCGGAGGTGGGAGCGGGTGTTCTTCACGCGGTTGATGATCCGCAGGATGTACGGCATGAACTCCACCGGGTCCTGCATCTCTGCGCTGGTTTCGAGGTCGAATTCTCCGGGGACGATTTCGCCGTCATTCGGGTCAAAGTCGAACCACTCCACGACGCTGCCGCTTCCGAAAACTGCGGCGGCCATTTCAGCCACGGCGGCGGGGGTGCCGGAATGGTAATACCAGACCAGCGTGTTTTCGATGATGTCCCGCTTCTGCTCGATGGTCATATCCTCCGTGTAATACGGGGTCCGAAGTTCCACGGCCAGAACGTCCAGGATTTCCTCCGGGAGTTGTTCGATCATGGCCAGCGTCCGGGTCTTGTCCGCTTCCGCCGTGATCCGCTGCTTCTCCAGGCGCAGCGCATAGGCCAGCGCCTGGATTTCCGGGTTGTATCTCGAATCGTTCTGCAGGAGGTCCGTCAGGAGGCCGTCGAAGAGGTTAATCATCTTCCAGCCCTCCGTATGTGACGGTCACGTCCGGGTCGGAGCCGTTCATGGCGACCTGCGCCACCTCTGTTTCGGCCACGGTGGTAAAGACGGGGGCCGTTACCGTCACCCGCTTTGCCCCTGCGGCAATTACACGCTTGATAAGCTCCGAGGGGTTGATGTCCTTCCCGATCTCCGTCGTTTGCCAGGTGATGTATTCCTGGACGGCCTTTTCCACATCGGACTGGATTGTTTCGGCGTGTGCGCTCTCGCTGCGGTTCACGTAATAGGTCAAGTCGATTGCGAAGCTCTTGACCGTGGGCGTCGCCACCGTGACCTGATCCGTCAGCGGGCGGATGCTGCCGTCCCGGAGATAGTTCTGGAGGCCGGTTACGACGCCGGAGGCCGGGATGGTTCCGTCCTTCATCAGAATGTAGACCACGACCTCGCAGGGGTTCGGGCTGGTAGGTTTCACGCTGCCGATGTCCGTGTTGAAGGTCCGGCTCCAGTAGATATAGGCATCATCGGGTCCGGCCACGCTGTAGCTGGACGGGGCAAGGAATACCCGCTCCGCGAGGCTTGCGTCCGTTTCCAGGTCGGTGCCGCCGCTGGAGGTGTCCGTGTTCGCCACGCTGGCAACGTAGGCCACGGGGTCCACGAGGACGTTGATCTGCCCCGCCGTGAGGTCGTTCCCGGCCACGCCGACCGCCGTGCATTCCGCCTCGATGTCCACGGTGAGGCTCCCGATGGGGACCTCTCCATATTCGAGGGTCTGAAAATATACGCCGTCGCCGTTGGTGACGCGGGTCCCGGCAGGGATGCCGACCGCATAGCTCTTTACCTCCGAAAGGGTGAAGCGGATCGTAGCGGTGGCCGCTGCGGGCTGCTGCCTGGTAACACCACGGCCAGCGGCCAGGTTGTCCAGGAAGTCGCCATAGCTGTATTTCAGAAGGTCCTGCTTCCCGGCCCTCTCCACGTATTGCTCGATCTGGTAGAGGTCAAGAGCCACGGTGTAAATCAGTATCCTCATGGGGTCAGCGGGTGCGAGGCTGATTTCCTTCCCGGTCAGTTCCTTGTAACGGGCCTCATAGTTTGCAATGAGGCGGGTCTGCATCTGTTTCAGGGTGTCGTTATCCGTGAAGGAAACGTCCGGGAGGTCAAATACGGATTGCAGGGTATCAGCCACTTGTAATCACCACCTTTGCTATGATTTTCCCCTCCATGTCGGAGGTGCAGGTTACTTCGAGGACGCGCACCCTTGGTTCGTAGCGGTCCACCTTGTCCATGATCTCCACGGCCAGGAGGTTCTGCGCTGCCCCGATGGGGTATCCGATGAAGTCCTGGTTCAGTCCGAAGTCACGGTCAAGAGGGGCGGTCCCTGCCGGGGTCAATACGAGATTTCGGAGGCAGCGGAGTATTTCTTCCGCCTCCGGCAGTTCTCCCCGGATATTGAATTCAACATCTGCAAGGGTCATAAGTATTCCTCCATGGTCACGTTGACGGTGGCCCTTACGAGCTGCCCTTCCTGGAGGACGTAATCCCACGCCTCGCTGATCTTTTTGATCTTGAAGCGGTTACTCCCGACCCTCCGGCCTCCGAGGACCAGCGTGTTGACCTCGCCGGTTTCCACGGCTCTTTCCAGATAGTCCAACATGAAGCGGGGGCGGACGCCGAGGGTGGCGTCCAGGGTCATGGAGAAGGTGACACCTTGCAGATCGGGCCGGACAAACTCCGTGCGGTCCTTCCTCCCCACGCGGCTGTGGTTTGCGTAGGTGGCCGAGACGTTCCGGGAGAACTTCTCAAAGGTCAGTATCCGGCTGTCATTCGTGGAGAACACCAGGGAACCGCCCCAGCTGCCGATTGTCGCCATTGCTCATTCCTCCCTTCTTAATGCGGCCCACTGGTTTCGCCGTATGGCGCTGTGTGGGTGTGGCTGTTTCCGCTGATGCTTCCGGCTGTCACATCGGAATCCGAATGAATGACGCCGCCCGCCGTGACCTTGCCTGTCACGCTGACGTTCGGGCCGCTGATGTCGCCGGTGGCTTTGATGGTGCCTCCGGCTGTGATCTTGCCGGTGACGGCCAGGTCGCCGCTGACGCTCAGGTTGCCCGTAATGGCAACGGTGCCGCCCTGCAGCTTGACGATGCAGCCCCCGGCCACGAACTCCAGGGATTTCGCCTCTTCGTCATATCTCTCATAAGCTGCCCCCTGGGTGTGTTCGTACTCCCTGCGGCGGAGGCCAGCTTTTCCTTCGACGGGGCGGTGATCCTCGTGCCAGAGTGGGCCGAGAATGACGGCGGCGGTGCTGCTGTTGGAGAGATGGCCGACCAGCACCCGGTCCTCCACCTCCGGCATCCAGTATTCCCAGGCGAGGACGGGCAGTTCGATTGTGGTTGCGCTGTCCCTGTCCTCATAGGTGATCCGGGCGGTGCCGTTCTGGTAATTGACGCTGCTGACCTTGCCGATCCGCAGCACTCTGCTTTCGCTCATGGGCTGCCTCCTATGCGGGGTAGAGGTCCGACGCCTTGACGGCAGCGGTGACGGCGGTCCCGAGGCCGATTACGATACGATCATCCGGGAGGTTCCGCCCGCCGACCTGGATCACGTCATAGACCGTGGTGTAGACGAAGGACGCCAGCCCGCCGCCTGTGTAAGTCGTGGCCCCCTTGGTGACGCGGACCTTGTCGCCCTTCTTCCAGGTGGTGGCGCTGCTCTTTTCTTCCTCCGTGGTGGAGGCGACCTTGACCGGCTCTTCCGGGGGCGCTTGCTTCACAAACCGCTTTTCCACTCTCCGAAGATTGAGGGTGATTTTGGTCCCGTCGCCGATGGAGCGGGTGGAACTCTCCACGTAATACTTGCCGGAAAGCTGCCCCAGGCCGTTGATCTGGATGCAGTTGGTGGCGATTATGTTCCAGGCGGGGTCCCGGAGGGTGATCCGCAGGGTGGTGGCGCCTTTGTTGGCGTTGTTCACCTTGGCGAGAGCGATCAGGGTTGCCTCTGTCTGGTTATTTGCTGCATCGTCGCAGGTCAGGATACGGTCCCCGCCGCCGACCTCCACGGTGAAGGTCTTGTTTTTCTCCGTGTGGGTGTATTGGTACTTGACGCCGGTGTAGGTCCCGGCCAGCGTGGTGTTCCATTGCCAGTTCGGCTCGAAGTCTGCCTCCGTGATGGTCGCCACAACGGGCTTTCCCTCATAGACCGATTCGTCGAAAACAACCAGCCGGTCATTGTAGATTTTCATAGCGAGGCCGAAGCGGACCACGAGGTCGTTGTAGAAGGAGCAGTCGCTCTGCTTATCCTGCGCCACGCTCTCGATGGTGATCTCCGAGGCCTCATAGACCAGGGACAGGCCGTTCCTCTTGGTGATGGTCTGCCCGATCTCTTTTATTGTGGTTTTCTCGTATGTTTCGGTCCTCTCGGTTACTTTGAAACCGGAAGTGGACGGAATCGCCACGGCCTCGATGGTGCAGCGCAGAGGCCCTCCACGGAAAGAGAAATCGTCCACGATGAAGGTGCCGCATTTCAGCTTTGTGGTTACTCCGTCCCGGTCCCAATTGTGCCGGAGGATCGTGGGCTTTAGGCGGTCCCCTTTTTGGGGAAACCACCCGGCGATCCAGCGGCGGTCTTTGTCGTTCAGTTCGATACTGATGCTGTCGCTGGTGCCGGATGATACGTCGGTATATTTGAAGCTGGAGAGGTATTCCGCCATTTGGGCGGCGCTCTTCCCGTTGTAGGTCAGTTCCACGGTGGCGTGTCTTGCGGTTGCCATCAGTCTTTCCTCCAGTCGGGAAGGTCCGCCTCATAGGCATCTTCCTCCGAAATGTCCGGGATGGTCACGACCATGCCGGACGGAAACACCTGGTAATCCAGGAGAGGGAGGTTTTCCCTCTCCTGCATCAGCCGGTCCGCCTTTAGCTCATCGCCGTATGCTTTCCGGGCGATAATGTCCCAGGTGTCCCCGGATATGGTGGTATAGGTTGCCATGCTCTGCGCCTCCCTTTTAAGTGAAGCTCAGGCGGCCTTGCCGCTTGACCCATTCGTCCATCATTTCGTTGAACTCTTCCTGGCTCATGTGGCTTGCTTCGACCAGGTCCTCTTTGGTGGGGGCTTCGCCATAGAACTGATAGGTGGGCGAGAACGTAAAGTAGTACGGGCCGCCGCCGTCGTTCTGCGGGTTGCTGTCCTTATCCCCGGAGAGCCAGTCGGCAAGGTCGGACAGGGTGCCGCTGCCGGTACCGGCGACCAAGGCGTCCAGCCTGTCGGCCAGAGCGGCGAGGCCGCTTTCCTGCCCGCTGCCGGTCCCGTTTACGACCTCCGCCATGATGGAGCGCATCTGCGCCCACAGTTCCGAGAGCGGAAGGACCGCCTCTTTCCCGGCTTCGCCGCCGCCCAGGAGATTGCCTCCGGCTGCGCCGAAGATCTGAGCGCCGTCCAGAATGCCGCCCTCCTTATACCAGGAAATACCGAGGGACGGGATGCTGCCCTTCAAAAGGTCGCCAATCTGCCAGCCTGCGGGACTGATGGAGAAGTGCGGGAGCGGGAGCTTCGGCCACTTGAACTCGAAGCCGAAAAAGCCCTTGATGGCGTCGATGGCGCTTCGGACGGCCTCTTTGGCTGCGTTGATTTTGTCCTGGATGGCCGTGTGAATGCCGGAGAAGATATTGGTCACGGTGGTCTTTGCTGCGTTCAGCGTGTTGGATATGCTGTTCTTGATGTTGGTGAAGGTAGTGGATACAGAGGTCCACGCCGCCTGTGCCTTGGTACTGATGGAAGTCTTGACGTTCTCCCATGCCGTGGAGGTGGTAGTCTTGACGGCGTTCCAGACCGTTGTGGCGGTGGTCTTGATGGTATTGCTGACCGTGGAGAAGGTTTCCTTTGCGGCGGTGATCTTGTCACTGACGTAGGTCTTGACGCTTTCCCACGCCGTGGCCGTGGCTCCGCTGATGGCGTTCCAGACCGTGGTGGCCGTGGTGCTGATGGCGGAGGTCACGGTGTTGAAGGTTTCCTTTGCCTCCGTGATCCTGTCGCTGACGTAGCCCTTGACGCTCTCCCAGGCGCTGGAGGTGGCCGAGGTTATTGCCCCCCATACCTCCGAGGCCTTTGTGCTGATGGCCTCCGTCACGGTGGAGAAGGTTTCCTTTGCGGCGGTGATCCGGGAGGTGATAGCGTCTTTGACGCCGTTCCAAATGGAGGACGCGGTATCCTTCAGGGCGTTCCACGCCATGGTGGCCGTTTCCTTCATGGAATTCCAAAGTTGCGCCCCCGCCTCCAGGAATGCAGGGCCGATGGCGACAAAGCCCTCGATGATGGCGCTCAACAGGTCGCCGCCGACCTCCAGCCAGTCGATGCTGAATAGGCCCTCCACAATCCCCGCAATGAGGACGGGTATCTGGGCGATAAGCGTAGGCAGGGCGGAAATGAGGCCCACGGCCAGCTGGCCGATGATCTCGATTGCCCCGGTGATGATCTGCGGGGCATTCTCCACCAGGCCGGTAATAAGGCCGGTTATGAGCTGGGCCGCTCCGGCTACGAGCTGCGGCAGCGCCTGTCCTATTCCGAGGACCAGCTGCGTGACGATCTCCGCCGCCGCAATGAGCAGCGTCGGCAGGGCGTCCGCGATCCCGTTCACCAGGGCGTTGATGATCTCCAGGGCGCTGGTTATCAGGAGGGGGATGTTGTCCACGATGCCCTCCAAAAGGCCGAGGACCAGGTTCACACCCGCCTCTATAATGAGCGGGAGATTTCCGATCAGCCCTTCCACAAGGCCGACGATCAGCCGCATACCGGCTTCGATTACCATCGGCAGCGCCTGGAGCAGCCCCTCCAGCAGTTGGCTGGCAAGGCTGACGGTTGCGTCGATGATGGCCGGGAGGTTGTCGAGCAGCCCCTGGGCCAGCCCGTCAATGAGCCGGATGCCGCCGTCCACGATGGCGGGCAAGGCGGCGATCAGGCCCTGGAGGAAATTCTGGACCACGTTTCCGGCTTGCTCTATCAGGTCCGGCAGGGCGGCCAGGAGACCGTCCACCAGTTCGAGAACGATCTCCACGCCGCCGTTGAAGATGTAGTCCAGGCCGTCCATGATGCCTTGGGCCAGCCCATCAATGAGGGTCAGCCCTGCCGAGATAAGCTCCGGGGCTTGGCGGAGGACACTCTCCAAAACGACAAAGATGGCGTTTGCCGCTGCGGTGATAAGCTGCGGTGCTGCCTGTGCCAACCCTTCGGCCAGCTGAACGATGAGGTCCGCTCCCATTTCGACGAACTCCGGGAGAAACTCCGCGAGGCCGTCAATCAGGATCGTGGCAATATCCGCGAGGGCCGCCACTATGGTGGGGAATTGCGAGGTCAGTCCCTGGGCGAGGTTCTGCATCATGGTAACGGCTGCCTGGACGATCTCCGGGAGCCGGTCCACCATGCCGTCGAGGAACTGCGCGAACAGGGCGGCCCCGGTTGTCCAGAACTCCCCGTAATACTGAATAAAGCCTGCGAGGAACGTGGTTACAAGGTCGGCGGCGGCTGCTGCCAGCTGCGGGGCGTTTTCCTGCAGCCCCTGGAATAGTCCGTCAGTAATCAAAAAGACGATGCTCAGGAAATCCGAGGCGTATGTGGAAACCTCCAGCAGCACATCCGACAGGACGCCGCCGATGGCGGTTGCCATTCCGGCAAAGCCGCCCTCCGCCAGGGCGTCGGATAGCTTGTAAATCTCCGCCGTCCCGAACTGCACCACGTCCCGCAGCGGGCCTTGCAGGTTCTTATAGATTTTGATGCCGGTATCCTCCAGGGCGCTCTGGAATATGGCCATGTCGCCGTTGAGGTTGTCCAGCTTCGTGGCGGCCATTTGCTCCAGCGCCCCGTTGGCGTTGTTCAGCTCTTCCTCCAAAGCGGCCCACTCCGTCACGCCGTCTGCGACCTCGGTATTGAGGCCAGCCATAAGGTCGTTCAGGGCGTCCACGTGGGTCTTTCCGCCGATGGCGGCCAGGTAGGCGTTGCGCTCTTCCTCGGTGCAGCTTGCCAGGGCTGTGTTGAGCTGTCCGAGGGTCGCCTCCAGTCCGATGAAGTTGCCCTCGCTGTCGAATGCGGAAATGCCGAGGGCCTCCATGGCCTTGCCCGCTTTCCCTGCGCCGGTGGTAAGGTTCACCATTATGGCGTTGAGGGCGGTTCCGGCTTCGCCTCCCTTGATGCCTCGGTTTGCGAGGACGCCGAGGGCGGCGGCGCTCTCCGCCAGCGGGACGTTCAGGTTGTTCAGGGTTCCGCCGACGCCGAGGTATGCCTCCATGAGCTGTTCGGCGGTCTGGTTGCTCTTGTTGTTCGCCTTTGCGGCGACATCGAGGTATCCGGCCAATTCGTCCACGGTCAGGCCGAGGGCGGACATTGAATCCGTGACCAGATCGGACGTTCGGGCGAGGTCCAGGCCGGTGGCCTCCGAAAGCCGAAGGACGGAGGGCAGCCCCGTGATGGACTGCTCCACGCTCCAGCCTGCGAGGGCCATATATTCGAGGGCGGCTGCGCTCTCGCTTGCCGTCTTGGAGGTGGTGCGCCCCATTTCCATGGCGGCGGCTTCGAGGGCCGCATATTCTTCCTCAGTTGCGTTTGCCGTGGCAGCCACCGAGGACATGGCCGCCTCGAATTCTTTTCCCGTGTTGACGCTTGCGACACCCACTCCAGCGACGGCGGCGGCTGTGGCCGTGAACGCTCCGGCTGCAATCTTGATGCTGCTGCCGATGGCGTTCCCCATGGCTCCGAGGGCTTTCATGCTTGCGGACGCCTGGGCCACGGCGGCGGTGAAGCTGCTGTCGAGTTTTCCGGCGATCTTAATCGCCAGCTGATATTCTTTACTTCCTCCGGCCATGGATTAGCTTTGCCGCCTCCTTTGCTGTTTCGAGTAGCTCTCCCATCGGAAGGCGCAGAAAATAGTCCACGCCTGTCCGAAGGGAGAGGGATAGGGTCAGGCAGACCTTGCGGAGCTGCTGACCGTCATCCGGGTTTAGTCCTCGCCGTAGAAAAAATTTGTCACACGGTTTTTGACCTTGATGGCGTCTTTGGGCGGGAGCCGCCTGAAAAACTCCACCGGCAGGTCCGTGGCTCTGCTGGCAATGAAGCAGGAATACTCGATGCTCATTTCCGGCATAACGGAGAAGTTCCCGCTGCGGTTCAGGTACTTGTCGGCGGCGATCATATCCTCCGCCGTCAGGTCGGCCAGCCCCGCGAGGTCAATCTCTTTGTAGGTCTTGCCCTCGAAGGGATAAGGCTTGCTGAACTGCACGATGCTGGAGGCCGGATATTCTGCGGGTGCGGCCTCGGTGATCGGGGTGACGTTCGTGTCTTTTTCCATGGTGAGTTCCTCCTGTTGATTAGGTCAGGGATTTCACTTTGGCGAGAAGGTCCACGCCGTTGACCTTGAAAACGCCGTTGACCTTGTCCAGCTCGATCTTGGTCTTGCCGTCCATCTCGACCAGAATGTAGGTCAGTTCCATGGTGACGGAACTGTCCATGGGGCCGCCCTGCTTGACGGTGCCGATGGCGATCTTCTTGCAGCGGCCCCGGAAGACCACGCGCATCCCCATGTAGTCCGTGGCACCGTCAGTCTTGCGGTTGTACTGAATGGCACCACGCAGGGTCAGCTCTGCGGGCTTGGTGGGATCGATGACCTTGAAATAGTCATCGTCGATGCAGCGGAAGGGGATTTCCTGCTCCATGCTGCCGTAGCGGCCAGCGATGGTGGTTTCGATCTCGCCCAGAATACCGGCTCCGCTGATCGTTTCGGTCATGGCCTCGAAGTCCGGGAGGGAAACCTCGCCGGTGAGGCCGATGATCTTGCTGCCGGTGTTGTAGATGTTGAAGTCATGAATGACTTCCGGGATTCCGAGAATGGCCATTGTCTTTCACCTCCGAATTAGGCGGTCAGGGCGCTCTGCAGAGCGTCCGGGTCGAACTCCAGAATGTCCACGATGTCCTCCGCAGGGACCCAGGGGGCCAGGTGCTGGTGGAACGTCACCTTGCCGTTCAGGATGTCGGTCTGCGGGTTCTCCGCCTCGTTGTACTCGATCCGGGCGGCGGCGCACTTGCCAGCGGACACGTAGGCGTTGCCCCTGATGTTCTCGCTGTCAACGACGCTCTCCACGAGGCGGGCGTCCATGGGATCGTCCACCTTCTGGGCGTAGGTCAGCATGAAGCTGTTGCCCCACCAGGAGAAGAAACGGCGGCAGCAGAACCAGCGGTCCTTCGGGTCCGTGGTGGACGGGTAGGCGGCGGAGTTGTTGCCCCACGCCTTGAAGCCGTTGATGTTGATGGCGGTGGAAACGCCAGCGGCGTTGATGCTGTTGCCCTGCGTCTGATCCAGAAGGACCTCATCGCCGGACTTGAGGACGGTGGCCGTGATGGGGATGGACTTGTTCGAGGGGCTGAGGCTCGGCACATCGTCGTTCTGAGCGTCGGTGTACTGCATCAGAGCGCCCCAGATGGCGGAAGCCCAGAACTGCTTGGAGCCGCTCTTCATGCACGGCCACAGGGCCATGATGTGCGGGCTGCTGATGGCTGCGGATTCCTTCGCCGTCTTGACGTTGGAGTAGACGGTGCAGCCGCTGACAGAGCTGTCGATGTCCACGAAGCCCTCGCAGCGGAAATAGCCGTTGATTTCCTCGCACTTGGCAGCGAGGGCCACGCCGACATCCGCGTCCTGGCTCCAGCCGGGGGCGAGGATCAAGCCGGGGGTCATCCCGAACTTGGGGTAAATCTGGCGCAGGACCTCCAGGCCGGTTTCGGTGTTGCCGCTGACGGAGCCGACGATATCGGCAGCGTCCACGTCGCTGGGGTTCAGCTTGGTATAGGTCACATAGACCGAAGTGGCGGAGGCAACGGAGCCGCCGACCAGGGTGGTGATAACGGTGTAACCGTTATCGTCAAAGGCCAGATCGTAGTCCGTGCCGAGCACCAGTTCCGTGGCCGAATCTGCGGCGGCCTTGACTTTGACGCTGGACAGGAGGATGCCGGGGACGGGATCGCCGCTGGCCTTGATGATCCCCTGCATGGAGGAAATCGCCACGGCGGCGGGGGTGGTGACGGCGGTCTTGTGGGTGGAGGGGTCGAGGACGTTCACGAAGATCACCGGGGCCACGCCGAAGAGCTTGAAGCTGGCATACATGGACTGACAGAGCGTGTAGCTCTCCCAATCGTCCGAATAGCCCAGCTGCTCCACGGCCTCGGCCCAGGAGTAGGCAATGACCGGCTTGTTGGTCACTGCCGTGGGGTTTTTTGCGAGGTTGATCGGTGCGGTGCCGAACACGACCTGAAGGCCAGCCGTCCCGAGGATGGGGGCGACCACGCCGGTGGGCTGTTCAAGGACGCGCACTCCGTGCTGGTAAGGCATAATGGTTTCTCCTTTCGTTTCAGGTTGCGCTGTAGGTCAGCGCTTTTTTGTAAAGGGTGTAAACGGCCCCGCTCCTGTTCCTGATCTGCGCCATGGCGTCCGCGAGGCCGCTGATCGGCACGACCAGGTTTCCGAGATAGGGGGCGTTTTGGATTGCCGCCTGTAACGCCTCCGAGGGGGTATCGTCATAAGCGGTGTTCCTGTTGGCCACGCCGATGATGGTGGGGCCAACATAGACGATTTTGCTCATACGAGGTCACTCACTTTCCGCCTGGGTGCCGGGAGCTCAAAGGTGAGGTTGGCGGCTCCGAAAAAGTAAGGATAGCTTTCCTCATCCTGCAGCGCCCAATTGAACGGGTCCACGAAGGTGAATTGTCGGTCCAGCAGAGGCGTTTCCTCGAAGTGCTGCTGGATCACTTCCATGATCTCCAGCACGGCCCTGTGGCCCTGGTTCGCTGCGTCATCGTCGTATATGCCGACCAGCAGCAACACGGCCACTTTGTGGGGGTCCGTCTGCGTTTCCACGCCTCCGCTGTCAATCCGAGCTATGATGTACGGGAAGGGATCATCGTCATTCTCGCTTTCCCTCTTGGGGAGGTTCTGCGAAAATACGGAAAGGGCGGCGGTCCCGCCAGCCGGGGTTTCATACCGGCGATCCTTGAAAAGCTCTTGAAGGTCTGCGACCAGAGCATCCTGGAGCTGTCTTGCGTTCATGCCTTGCTCAACACCTTTCTGATTTCCGCCTGGACGTTCGCCATGAGGTTGTCATAGATTTCGGGTTCCACGATCCCGTACACCCGTTTTTGGCTCCCGACCATCTTTGGGATGCTGTTCGAGAGTAGCTTTTTGAGAGGGAATCGGCTTTTTGATCTCCGCTGTACCACGGACACGTGGCCGTTGGAGAACTTCGCCAGGAACGCCTTATTGCTGGAGGCCAGCGGTTTCATGCCGCTGGAGAGAAGCACCTTTGCCTTGGTCACGGACGGGCGATTGCTGCCGGTCTTGTAGGTGGCGGGGCTGACCTTGAAATCTTTAAGCTCCAGTTGGTCGCTTGTGATGTTGATGGTTGCCTCCGGCTTTGCAATGGTGGCATTTTTCGTCGCCATGGCCTTGGTGAAGCGGGTTTTCTTCACTACATAGGTTTCCTTTGCCTTTTCGGCCAGGTCCTCTTTGGCTTGCCTTGCCGTCTTGTTCACGGCGTTTTTCAGGACCTTCCGGCTCTCGCTTTTCAGGTCCCCCAGAGCGTCCTCGATTACCCGAAGGAGGTTTTCGTCGAACTCGAACTGGATAAAGCCGTTCTGGGACGTGGCTGTCATTTTGGGCTTGCTCATCTGCTGCTCCTGTTGGCCTCCAGGGTGATGGTGTAGACGCCACCCTCATCCACGGCGTCGAGAATGGTGTATTTGCGCTTGTCGAGGGAGAGGATGCGGCCCTGGGCGGGCAGAGCGCCGAACTCCGAAGCCTTGACGTAGAGCAGCACCTGGCGGGCGTGGATGCCGTCCATGTTGGACTTCATCTTCTTCTCCCGCTCGATGTGTTCCATATCGTCGATCATGGCGGTCATATCCACGCCGTCGATGGTGTGGGTGTCGGAGAACTCTTCGAGATTGAAGAAAACCTCCGAAATGTCCCGCTCGATGATGTCTTTGAAGCTCGGACTTGTCATTTAACTCTTGCTCCTTTTCTTCCTGGGCGGCACCTTGCCGACCAGATCGTCCCCGGTCTGCTCCCCGCCCACAGCGTTACCGGGCAGCCCAGGCTCTGCGCTTGCCGGTTTCGCTGCGGGCTGTTCGGCGGGGGGTTCCTCCCGCCATACTGCGGAGCCGCATTCCACCCACGTTTCGGCCAGCGGGGCGTCCGAGGGGAGGGTTTCTCCCGGCTCGAACTGCCGCTGTCCGTAGAGGATGGGCCGCAGGGCGACCAGATCAGCCATTGATCTTCACCATGATGGTGGTGTCGGCTGCCAGGGCGGCAGCTGCGGCATAGCCGACCTCCGCGTATGCGGTGGCGGGGCTGCCGCCGTCATCGGCGGCGTCGGTGATGCCGGTGCCGTCGAAATAAACGGTCTGGCCCATGGAGATGGCGTTGGTGCCGGTCTTGGGCATAAACCAGACGCCGCCGACGTGCAGGGAGCCGGTTTCGCCGGGGGCGATGGGGCAGCCGGTCACGCCGATGCGGGAGCCGATCTTGACGATGGTGTTGGCGGCGATGGTGGAATCCCCGGCATTCTTGTAGTCCAGGGCCTCGCCTCTCTGCCAATATTCAGCAGTAGCCATGATCTTTTCTCCTTTCCTGAATTAGAGCGCCACGCCGGGGTTCTTGCAGATGCCGCGGAAGTCGCGGACGCTGATGCCCCAGTCGAGGTACATATCCCACACAAAGCCGAGCTGGCCGGGGGTTTCCATGCGGCGGACGGTGGGGGTTTCCTGGCCGTTCAGGTAATCGACCTGAATGCCACGGCAGGAGGAACCGTCTGCAAACATGAACCACGGGCAAGCACCGGCTCCGGCCAGGGCGTTCAGCACGGGGGACTGGACGATCTGGAGCGGGTAGTTGTAGAGCGGGTTGATGTCGTTGTTGGCGCTGCCGGTCACCTGGGCGCTCCGAAGAATGACGGCCAGGTCGAACTCGTAGCCCACGGGGACCACGATGGTCCGGGGGGTGATGTAGATGGCTTCACCGAACTGGTCGGTCTGCTTCTGCATCTGGAGGATCATGGCCTGGATGGACGCCTGGGTGGGCTTGGTGCCGGTGCCGATCAGGTTCTTGTGGTCCGCGTGGAAGAGGGCCACGCCGTCAAAGATGGCATCGTTGTTGAACAGGATTTTGTAAACCTGCTTGTCGATGGTCTTTTTCGCGGCGGTGGCGTACAGGCCGGGAACCTCGGTCAGGAAGCCGATATCGTCATTGATGAACGCCTGACGGGTCATGGAGAACTGCTTGCCGTAGGTGTCCAGCTTGCGCTGCGGCAGCACCTGGGTGCTGGGGATGTCGGCCTTGATTTCGCCGTTCTCAGGAACCAGGAGGAAATCACCGACGCCACCGATCACATACTCGTGATCCGCCGTCTGCTTGAAGTCCTTCAGGCTGCCCTTGGTGGTGAAGGCCTGGAAGGTGGTGGGGACGTGGTTGTACAGCTCCACGATGCTCTTGCGGATGGTCTGGTCGAGGATGGCCGGGAACGCAGCCGTGGGGTTGTAGAACTGACGGCTCATCTCCGAATAGAGATCATCCGGGGCCATACGCAGCAGCTCGGAGGCGCTGCGGCCCTCGCGGGTCAGGCACTCGATGGCCAGGTCGCGGAGGCTCATGCCCTGGAGCTGACGTGCGCCAGCCGTGGGGTTCTCCACGTTGACGCGGCCACTCCGCAGGAGCAGGGCGTCGGAGGCGTCGCGGCGGAATTCGTCCTCGCCGCTGCCGGTCACCTGGACGCGGGAGCTCACGGGGGCGTGGCTGGTCCGCAGCTGGGTAATGATGGCCGTGCGGACGTTGTCCAGGCTGCTGCCGTCGCGGATGTAGGTGTCCGGGTCGATGTCGAAGTCACGGCACATGGCGGTGATCTCCGAGATACGGGTGCGCTCCGCCTCGATGGCCCTCTGCTGCTCCGCAGCGGGATCGGCGGCGGGGGTGGGGTTCGTAGCAGTGGCGGCGGGAGCCGCAGACTGCTGCTGACGCTCTTCTGCCTCAACTTCCGGGCGCAGGGTGTCGATTTCTCTCTGCAGAGTATCGAACTCGGCCTGTTCGTCGGCGGACAGGGAGCGGTTGGCGCTTCTCGCAGCGTTGACCAGGGCCTGCTGGCGCTGGACGGCAGCGAGGAGCTTCTGCTTCTTGCTCATTGCTTTGTACCTCCATTAAGATTTTGGTTTATTTGAAGCTGGCATTCCAAAAGCTCCAGCGGAACCGATGCCCCGGTGGTTTCGGCCTCGCGGCCTACACCCACGGTACCGTCAGCCGGTACGGATACGATGCTGATTTCGTAGGGCCACCACTTCCTGACGATCTCAGCAGGGCCGGTGAACCGGCCATCCGTGGAGTTCTTTCCTGCCTGAACTTCCTCGATTACGTCGATGCGGTATCCAACGGATACGCCTTTGAGGGTCCCGCTCCGCACCTTCTGATAGATAACCTCGGACTGTTCGTCGGTATCGAATTCGATCTCCGCACAGCCTCGGTTATTCTCCACCCATGCCCGGTTGATCTTCCCGACCACGAAGTCCCTGTTGTGGTTAAACAGGACGCAGCCGATGTCGTTTATCCGGGACAGATCCACGGCCCCATCCGCATGGTCGAGGATTTCGATACCCCACCAGCGTTCATAGGGTTCCTCCGAAGAGAAGGAAAGAATGAACTTGCGCTCGTTCCCTTCCCCATCCATCCGGGTCAGGGTGCTGCCGGTCAGCTCCCGCTGTTCATTCGTCCCCGGCTTCGCCTTGTCCCTCCGGGCCGTCGCTGTCGGCTCCGCCGCCCGCTGCCGGAGTATCGGCTGCGCCGGTTTCCGAAGCGTCAGAGCCTGTCGTGCCAGCCCCAGCAGGAACCGTTTCAGGCTCAACGGCTCCATAGAGGCCGGTCTGTTCTGTTTGTCCAAGGATCACACCTCCTAAGTCCACGCCGTGCTTGTCTTTGGCGTATTTGAGTACCTCGCAGATATCGTCGATCTGTTTTCTCCAGTCGCTGCCGTTTTCGGCTGCTATCTGCTTGAAGGTCTTTTGACCGCTCTGCATAGCGGTCTTGGTTGCCATGGTTTCCTTGCTGGGTTCGATCCACGCCTTGGGGGGCTTCACGAAGCTGTGAAGGAAGTATTCATCTTTCTGGGTCCAGAAGTTGGGGATAGTGAGCGCACCGGCCAGGACGGCGGAAATGATGAAGGTTTCATAGATTTCGTCCATCACGTCGGCCAGCAGTTCGTCCTCTTCGGCGTAGGTCATGCCGTCCTCGATGATGGCCTGTCGGGCGCTGGAGTAGGTCGTTTCAGACATATCCCGGCTTGTGGCCTCATAGGAGAGGCCCTGCCCCGCCCCGATCATGCGCTGCTGCAGCTTGGTGTAGCTTGCGGCGTCCGTGGCCTGTCCCTGCGGGTTCACGACCTGGACCTCATCGCCCACGTTCATTTCCTTTATCATGCCGGGACTGAGGGTCTTTCCGTCGTAGGTAACACGGGGGCCGGTGGCCCCGGTGCCAGCCCTGCCGACGCCAGCGGTGGGAATTGCCCGCTTGATGAATACCGAGAGGCAAGCCTCGATCCTCTGCTTCACGCTGACGGCGACCATAAACTCGTTCACGTCACGGATGCGGGTGATGGTCTGGGACATATCGCTCATTTCGCGGAGCTGGGACGGGCGGCGCTTGCTGAAATAGAAGATCACGTCCGTTGCCCGGATGTAGGTCGGTTCCAGCGCCGTCATGCCGTCGAGGCTGTATTGTCTGATCCAGTAGCCCACCGGGGCGTTGAAGCTGTTGTATTCGATGCCGCCGACCACGCGGTTGCCCTTGTTTTTCGGCGTCACCTGGGAGGCGTCCAGTTCGTCCACTTCAAACATCTGGAGCTTGAAGGGGAGAATGCCGCCCGTTGTGTACCTCTTCACGAAGAGGACGCCGCCGTCCACCTTCTTGCGGCGGACCGCCATGCGGAGCATCTGGTTCAGGCTCTGGGTGCCGGTCACGTCGCAGTTGCGCTTTTTGCACCAGACCTTCCAGAGCTTTTCGATTTCCTCATTGAGGGCGGTGTCCCCGGTTTCGGCCTGGAGAATCAGGCCCTTGCCGATCACGTTCCGAACAAAGGGGCCGATGATGCTGTTCATCATGTCGCTGTTCCGCTCCAGGTCGCGGGCGCGGGCGCGGACGGTGTCCCTGCTGTAACGGTCCGTATATTCGGCGCTCTGGTTCGTGGCCCACCAGTGGGCGTTGAGGCGGGAACTGTCCCCGGCGTCATAATGCCGGTATTCCTCCAGCACTTGCCGCCACGCTTCCCGCTTGGCTGCTGCCTCCGGGTTGATCCAGCCGATTATTCTGTCCAGCCAGCTCATGCGGTCACCTCCCATCAAAGAAGGCCACGTAGGTATCCGAGAAGAGGCCGCTGTCCGCCTCGCTTGCCACCTGGGCCTGGAGATCGTGCTGCATATCCCGCAGGAGAGCGAGGTCGGCACGGGTGAGGGAGCGGGAGCCGATCTTGTAGGACTGGCCGCCGATCAAAATGGCCTGGATGGCCTTGTTTACCTCCCCCAGCATCTGGGCGGGGGTGTAGTCTGTGAGATTGTTCGGCATCGGTTCACTCTCCGTTCTCTTCGCTCTCGATGGTGATATGCGTGATCTGGAATACTGCCGCCGCTGCGGAGAGGCCGGTCATAACCTTCCCGGTCCCGCCGCTGCCCGGTTTCATGGAGTAAACGGCTCCGGGCGACAGACCGACAAACGCTATCCCTTCACCGAAAACGAGGGGCATCGTTAATAGTTCAGGCATTGAATTTCCACCCCCGTGGCATCCGTAATCTCTGCCGTCACGGTCAGCGTGTCGGTGAGGTCTGCCACCGAAGGCTCCAGCCGGGTTGCGATCAGCTGGGCGCTGTTCCCTGGGATCAGCACCTCGCTGCCCAGCAGCGCCACGGTGACAAAGTCGCCGGTGAAGTTCTTGACCAGGAACTGCGATCCGGCGCTTTCAAACTTGAACGTCACCGGGGTGTTGGCCGTCACGGCCTTGCGGATTACTCTCATGTGTATCGTCCTTTCTTCATAGCCATTGGCCGTCTGTGGTTCCGAGCCAGCTTTCCTCCGGCTTCGGTTCTGGTTTCGGGTTTGCCTCTGTTCGAGGCTCCATTTCCACTTCCTCCAGGTGGAGGCTTCGAGCGCCGAGCATATCGGCGGCGCACATGGCATAGACCTCCGTGTCGAGATAGTGGTTGTCGGCGTGGGAGCTTTTCAGGGTCCATTCCTGGACGGTGCGGTTGCCGGAGCGGACGTTGACCTTATGCTCCGAGGTGACCTGTTCGGCATAGTCCATGTCGCAGCCCTGGTAGACCATCCAGGAGCCGGAGCCGTTTTCCTTCTTCATGCGTCCGGCGATCATGTCCTTGTATTTGCCGGTGTCTATGAGAACCAGCTTCATCCCGTAAGCCCTGCTGTCGGTCTTGTTTACCGTGCTGAGCTTGAAGTGGGTGGTCATGGGGTGCGAGGCACCCTTGGAGGGCAGCGCCCAATCTGAATTTGAAGCGCAGAAGTCATAGACCGCATCGGTATTGTCGCCGCTGTCTATGAGGGCAAGCTGAACGACCATCTGGGAGCCGTCCTCTTTCCCATAGGAGAGGTTCATGATCCGCTCCACCTCTGCAAAAGAAAGCGCCTGCCCGTGGGCTATGTTCTGCGAGGTGAGGTAGTTGCCCCACGCTCGGATGGTCCAATAGACACAGGTTTCCTGTACGTCCACGCCGCCCGTCAGGAGCTTCGCCCAATCCGGGATCACCAGCTCCGGGAGGTCCGTCTGCCGATCCATCACGGTATCGGCGGAAGTTTTGAGCTTGGTATCCTCCCACGGCTCCGCCAGCCAGGAGTTGACAAAGTTCTGCAGCGCCTCCGGGTCATCCTTGCTTTTCAGGAACTCGCGGGCGATATCCGAAAAGCGAAGAAAGGGGCTGTATAGGGTATTGATCCAGAAGCCCACGGTCCGGGCCAGGGCGGCGTTCTGCCGGACGGTCCGCCACTCTCCGAAACGGAGCATCTGCGGCTTGTCTTGGTCCGTGATAATGCAGCCGCATTCCTGGCAGACGTAGTTGGCCAGCTCCGCCCGGTCCATGTAGGACATTCCCTCTTCATTTGGGAATGTGACCTGGGACCATTTCAGCTCGATCATCTTGCCGCAGTGGGGGCATGGCACAAAGTAGTGCTTCTCCACGTCGGCCTCTTCGAGGGCTTGCCAGATGTGGCCGCTTTTCAGCGTGGGCGTGGAGGTCATAAAAACCTTGCGGTTGTGGAAGGTCTTTGTGCGCTCCCGTGCCAGCTTGATCGGATCGGCTTCTTTCTTCGTGGCCCCTGGATACTTGTCCACCTCATCGAGGAAGAGAAAGCGGACGGGGCGGCTTGCCAGGTTTGCCGGGGAATTGGAGCCGACCAGGGTCAAATACATTCCGTCGAACTGGAGCTCCAGCTTGGTGCTGTCGTTCTCTCGCCAGCGTTCTTTCAGCGGCTCCGAGAGCCGGAACATCGGCTGCAGCCGGTTCGTGGAGATACTCTCTCCGAGGGTGTCGGTGGGGTAGACCACCATAGCCGGGGACGGGTCCTGCTGAATGATCCAGCCCAGCATATTGAAGAGCGATTCTGTGCCGCCGAGCTGGGACGCTTTGGCGAGGATGATTTCCTCCGTGTCAAAGTTGCAGAATTCGTCCATGACGCCGACCAGGTAAGGCGTCTTGTCGTTCCGCCAGGGTCCGGGCATGGCTGAGGACTTGCTGTCCAGCACCCGGTACTTCTCCGCCCACTCCGAGACGGATATGTCCTCCGGGGGGCGTAGGTGTTTGAGAGCTTCTTTCTGGTATTCGGAAACAAGGAACTTGCGAACGCGACAGCTTTTACGCTTTGCCATTCTTCTTTTGCGGCAGCTCGGTTACTCCGGCCACCACAAACGCCTCCAGCTGCTTTTGGACCTCGCCGGTCAGGTCCTTCTCGATCCGCCGCACCTCCACGGGGTCCAGGTATCCGCTGACGATCCCGGCCAGCCGGGACGGGAGGGACATGGCGAATTTCTTGAAGGTCACAAAGAAGCGGGTATAGTCCAGGGTGACCTCTTCCTTGCTGATGTACTTCCCGGCAGCGATTTCCGTTTTCAGGCGGTGAAGCTCTCCCTGGCTCTCTTTCAGGGCGACCTCCGCCTGGAGCTTTTGCTGTCGCAGTTCCAGTTCCTTGTCGGAGCGGCTCTTGCTGTATGCCTTTTCCTGGAGATACGCCGTGTATTTCTGGATGGTCGGCACCAGCTCATAGCAGCGGCCCCGTCCGGGGACCTTTACCGTGTCGATCACGCCGTCCTGGGTCAGCTGCTGAATGCGGCGGATGGAGAGGTTGAAAAGCTGGGCGATCACTCTGGCCTCGTAAAACTGGCCGGTGTTTTCGGTGTTCTCCATGCGGCCTCCTTACGCCTCGAAGTGGCTCTCCGCATGACGCTCCGCCTGGGTGATGTGTTCGCCCTTATACATCCCGGCTCCAAGTTCGTCTATGCGGGAGAAGGGAATCTCCGGCACCTTGAGGCGCTTTCGATATTCCTTGTCGATGAAGTAGATATAGCGCAGCTGATAGCCGGGGAGTATCTCCCCGCCCACGGCCTTGACATAGGCGTTCCAGTCGTACTTGCCGCCCGTCACGTCATAGAAGGTCCGCCCGCCCAGCTCCGGGCGGGGCGTCGTGGGGTTGCTGTGCAGGGTCATTTTGTGGATTTTGTCGCCATTCGGAAGGAGGCAGAGGGCGTCGTTTTCCTTGATGCCGGTCAGCACGAAATTGCTGGCGCGGTAGATGGTGCCGTCGCCGCAGCTGCACCCGTCTGCAAAGCTGATGATCCACTTGACCTGTGGGGCGTTCTTCCGAATGAGGCGGATGGTCTTGGCAATGCAGAAGCTCTCCGAGTTCCTGGGGAGGTATTCGTCAAAGGCCATGCGGTTCAGCTCCAGAAAGCCGTCCCAGGCGGTCCCTTCGACCAGGCCGATGATCTTCTTCTTGTCCAGGCTGGGACCGTAGCTGAGAACGCCGTGGAGGCGTCCGTCGAGGAACGCTCCGAAGTGGAGGCTGCTGTTGTTTACGACCTTCCCGCTGTAGTGGTGCGCCCTGATGAAGGGGTTGGCGATACTCGAAGGAATCACCTTGATAACAATTTCCTTTGCTCTGCCCATTCTTTCACCACCATGTAGATTTTGTTTCCCGTCGCGTTGGTGTTGCCGAAGGTTTCCATGTCCTTCGGCTTGTACTTCCCCCCGATCATGGCGAGGGCCTCTTGCAGGTCGGCGTACTGCTCCAGGGTGAGGACAAAGCGCATCCTCTGGATGGAGGGGTCCTCCCGCTCTTCCTGGTTCAGGGCGTCGCCCAGAATGACGCTGATTTCCGCCCCGTCGTAGCCGGTGAGGGTGGCGTCTATGCCGGGGAGGTCCCGGAGGTCCGCCAGGGCCTCCCGCAGGAGGTCCATGTCCCAATCTCCGCCGATCTTGTTCAGGGCAATGTTGAGGGCCTTTTCGTCCCGCTTGGAGAGGTCGAGGACGATCACGTCCGCCTCCGTTTCACCGAGGGCCTGGAGAACGGTGTGCCTTTGGTGGCCGCCGATGATGGTCCCGTCTGCGTTGATGATGATGGGGTCCACATATCCGAACTCCCGGAGGCTGCGCTCGATGCTCTTGAACTCCGGGTCTGTCGGCTGGAGGGCTTTTCTGGGGTTGTACTCTGCCGGGTGCAGGTCGCTCAGAAGCCGTCGCTCTCGGTTGAGGCTGTATTCTGCAGCCATTCGCTCACCACCTTTGCCAGTCCGTTTCCGTTGCGGTCCGTGTTGCCGTAGGTTTCGCCCTCGCCCTCCGCCAGGGCCACGTCGATGGCCGCCTTGATGAAGTTGATTTGCTCCACGTGGAGCGTCACGTTCATGGTGTGGCTGAGAACGGTGTCCCGGCTGGGGAGGGAGAAGGTGTCGGAGAGCTTGTCCGGGTCGATCCGCAGCTGGTCCAGGATGCCCTGGAGCTCCGCTCCGTCATAGCCGGTCTTGGTGAGGTCGTAGCCCTCCAAGTCCAGTTCCCCGATCAGCTCCGTCAGCTTGGCGGCGTCCCACTTGCCGGTTATCTTGTTCAGGGCGATATTGAGGGCCTTTTCCTTGTCCTTCGGAAGGTCCACGACCACCACGTCGGCGTACTCCGCCCCGAAATCCATCAGTACCTGGTGGCGCTGGTGGCCCCCGATGATAGTGCCGTCCGCGTTTATGATGATCGGGTCGCAGTATCCGAAATCCTCAATGCTTCGGGCGATCTTCTCATATTCCGGCTCCCCCGGCTGCAGCTTTCGGCGGGGGTTGTAGTCTGCGGGCCGCAGCTCTGAAAGCCGGCGCTTTTCGATTATCATCTTCGGGGCCTCCGTTCTGTGTGGAGCGTGCAGCGGGGATCGAACCAGCGCCTCCCGTCAGGCTTGGCGGGCGTTCTGCCACTGAACTATGCACGCAGATTTCCGGCCCTCCGGGGCCTCCGGCAGGGTCACGGCGTAGCGAAATGGTGAAAAAATTTTCGGTTTGCTACGAAAAAACCTCGGGCCTTCCTCGCCCCGCAAAAATGTAAGCCGTAGGTAGTACCTACGGCCTCCGGGGGTGAGGGGTGTCTTTTCTGAATGACAAAGCCGCACCCGGTTCTGCCCGGATGCGGCCATGCCTCAACAGAAGGAGCGTGACGCTACGCTTGCGGACCGCCCCTGCCCGACGATCCACGTTAGTATGTTAGCACACTTGAATGTCCTGTGGTGTCCTGACTTTATTTTGTGGGGGCTTTTTCTGTGGGCCGGGAGGGGTGTCTTTTCTGGGGGTCCCATGCCACAGGGCAGCCCCGGCCCTCATTGTGGCTTTGGATCGTGGCTTCGTGCTGCCCGGTCCTTTGCTGTCCATTCCTGCCCGTTGCTGCCCGCCCAGGTCCACGGCTCCCCATGGCACAGGCGCAGGGTGTCCATGCACAGGCCCTGTCCGTGCGGCCCTGCGGATGCTGCTGTTTTTCTGGCCTCGCTGCCCAGGCCCAGGGAGGGGGTGTTTTCTGTGGGGTCCCATGGCGGGCGCTCTCTGTGGTCCTGGTTTTTGGGCTTCGCTTTGGCTGTGGCCGGTGCTTCGCAGAACCTCGCAAATTTGCGAGGCTGTATTAAAATCGGCTTTATTTATAGCCGCTCTTTTTCTGGGTTATTAAAGCGGGCTTTATTTCCGGGGTGCTTTTCTCCGAAGGGAAAGCGGGGCGGAAAGAGGGGCGCAAAAAACGGGGGCCGATTCCGTGAAATCAGCCCCCGGTGTCAATTTTCATCCCGCCTCTCACGGGCGCTGTGGCGGGCCACTGTGGGCCTCGCTTTTTCGGGGTATCCCTGCCCCGGTTAAGTGCTGCGGCCGCGCGTTTTTACTGCCGGAAAAAAGGCGGCGTTAATAACTGTCCCTGGCCTCTCTTGCCAGCCTGTTCTCGTATGCCTCCAGCGTGGCTCTGACCTTCTTGTAGGTCAGAAGCTTGTCGAGGCCCTTGTTGTAGTGTTCGAAGCACGGGGAGCGGGTCAGGTGGACCAGGTCCATGATCTCGTTCCAGGGCTTGCAGTCGATGTGCCGGTATTCGAGGATGTCCCGCTCCGTGCTTTCGGCGGGCAGGAACTCCAGCACGTCCATGATGTCCGTGACGCTGCGGGCCTGGACCTCGATCTGGCGCTGGATGCGGTCCTCGATGTCACCGACCTTGAAGATCAGGGAGGCGGCTCCGCTGCTGGTCCTGCTGCTCTTGGTGCGGGTTCCGTCGAGAGGCGGGGTATTGACGCCGGGGTTTTTCAGTTCAGCCTGCAGCTCCGCCAGCCGCTGGCGGAGAGCTTTCTGTTTCTCCTTGGCTCGGTAGTATTGCGAGAGATAGCGCCTCAAAAGGCGGCGGCTCTCATTCGTGTTCGTGAAGTCCATGTTCTTTTCCCTCCGGGGTCTTTTTGGTGGCCATGCAGTAGGCCGTACTTGTGAAAATCTTGAAGCCGTGGACCTCCCGGTCCCTGTCCTCGAAGTCTACGATTGCCACGCCTCTTTTCCGAAGTATGGCAAGGAGGCCGTTCACGGTCTGGACGATGGCCTTGGCGGGCATCGCCTCCGCCAGCTGCAGCAGGGTGGCGGCCCTTTTATTCGTCCCATTCATTCTCGCGGTTCTCCCTTCTGGCGTTGGTCATGGCGTCAGACCACCACGCTATGATGAAGCCCTGCATTCCTGCCGTGGCCTCCGCTTTGTCCGCCCCGGCTCCGATCATGGCCGTATAGAAAACGTGGGCGCTTTCCGCGAGTACACCGAGGCAGTCGATTATGCCTTGCGCTGGGTTCTTTTTGGGGTCGTTCATCTGCTGCACCTCTTTTCTGCGATCCTGGCCTTGCGGCGCAGGGCGTTTCTCCACTTCTTCCGCACCTTGGGGCTGCCGTAGTTCATCAGGTGCCATTGTCTGTCGGTTGCCACGGCTCGAAGCTCCACGGTTTCCTTGATGGCGGCTGCTATGCCGTCGAAGGAGGCCGCCAGCTGTCGGGCCGTGATGCTGGCCGCCTCCGCCACCTTTGCAAAGGCGGCGCAGATTTCCTCCACGGCCACCGTGGCGTGGTGGGCCGCCTCCGATATGGCCTGGGCGGCTGCGTCCGAAATTACGAACCTGGGGCTGCTGTTCTCTTCCATTGGTCGATTACCTCCTTCGCTTGCTCTCGAAAACTTATCACGGCGGCGGTGCCACCGGCTGCCTTGATCTGCCGGAGCGTCTGTTCCTGCAGCTTGGTGGGGGTGCCTATGTAAGGGCGCTTGATCTCAAATCCGAAGAAGTGACCGTCTATTACGGCGCAAACGTCCGGGATTCCCTGGCGGCTATACGGCCCAGCAGCTGCTTTCCAAACGAAAGCGCCGGGGACTGTCTTTATGTAGTCCATGACCTCCGTCTGGTAGACCTGTTCCAGCGGCAGCAGGTCGAACATGATCTTGTTGAACTCTGCTGCGGTGATCCGCTTGCCGGTGGCGCTGCGGAGCCAGAGGGTCATTTCTCGGCGGTCCAGCTTTCGGCTGAGGCGCAGGACCTCCGCTTTATTCAGCGTCATAGGCCGGTGCCTCCTGGAACTCCGCAGCGTCTGCCTCTTCCTCTGCCTGTGTGTTCTCCGTTGCCTCGAACAGGGCGGCGTTGCTGGCCTCCGCCTCCATGAAGTAGGTGGCGGCCACGTCGGCGGTGTGCAGCGCCCACAGGAGCGGGTATTGCCGGAGAGCTGCGGCCAGCGTCTGGGTGTCGGCGGTGTCCGAGAAGCCCATGTGCCACCAGATGGCGTACATTTCGGCGCTGGTCAGTTCGATGTACTGCTTCACGATCATGGCGCTCTTGGGGCCGTGGCCGAGCGGCATCTTGTCCGTCACGGTGTAGTAAGGGGCTTTCTCCCACTTGCCGGTCTGTTCGTTCTTCACGTTCCGGGTGCTGACGCTGTAAAAGTAGGTCTTGCAAACGTCATGCAGCAGGGCGACCAGGATCAGCGTTTCCTCCGGGAAGGTGCAGACGAATTTCCCGGCCACGGTGTAGTGGTAAACGATCCGGGGGCTGCCGTCCTCGTTCTGCCCGTCATTTTCGTGGGTCAGCATTTCCCGCAGTGCGTCCAGCACGTTCAGGCTGTGCTGCAGGAGGCCGCCCTCGCAGGAGAGGTGGTACTTGGTGGAGGCCGGGGCGGTGTAGAAGTCGGAGCGGCGGATATAGTTCATCAGCTTGTCAATGCCGGGGCGCTGGACCTTGCTCATTTCCGCTTCAAAGCGGGCGATGTTCGCTTCTCTGTTCATGATCTTTTCTCCTTCTTGAAATCTTTATATTTGGGGCAGCTTGCCCAATGTGGCCGGTATCCGATGCCGGTTGCTTCCTGCGGGTCGCCCTCGAAAACGCAGGAGAGCACCATGCCGTTTGGCGTCACGATCTTTCCGGGCGCTTTTGGCTTCTCCCAATACGGGAGCGGCTCCGCGTCGCAGGGCATTGATTTTCCGCCTGGGGTGGGTATCCAAACGAGCGGCGCTCCGCAGCCCTTACACTTTCCGGCTCTCATGCCCTGCCCTCCGTTTCTTCGTCCGGGAGGTGAGGTATCGGCATCCACCAGTCTATGATGGGGCCGTTCTCTTGGAGGGTGTGTTGCCAGTGCGGCTCCGGCTCCGCCGTGAGGTAGTAGTCCAGGACGCCGTAGAAGTGGATCACGGGCGGGCTGCCGAAGTGGTAACAGGCCAGGTATTGGCCACCATGCTTTGGGGCTTCGTCCCCAGGGTGCCACCCTGCCGGTCCAAAGTTTTTCAGGTACTTGATGGCGTCCATTATGGCGGCGGCGTGGGCCGGGGTATTCACTCCCCGCGTCATCTGCTCCAGCGCCTCAGTCAGTCGTGCGATCAGGTTCATTTTTTCCTCCTATTTCCGGGAGGGCCTTTTGCGGCTCCGGCATATCCTCCGGGAGCAGTTGAAAGGCCAGCAGTCCCTTTTTCGTTTTTCCTATGAGGCGAAATCCCGCCTTTTCGTATGTGAGGCCCCACGTTTCCCGTCCGTGCCGCATCGTGGGCCGGACCTTCGTGGTGTCGATGAAGGTTATCATCCCGAGCGGCGGCGGGTCCCCGAAAAAGGCCCTTGTGGCCGCTACGGCGTCCCGGATCATGTCCGAGGCAATCCCTGCGCCCTCGTTCCTGAAAGCGGAGCACATCCAGGCTCCGGCCCATTCGTGCTTCACGTACTTTGCGAAGGGGTAGATTGTGACCCAGAACGCTTTCCCGCTCTCGTTCTCCGCGTAGAAGACGCAGCACCGGCCTGGGGGTACAAATTGCGGGGTGCCTGGTTTCTGCCGGTTGTAATGGCGGTCAGCGATTTCCCTTGCCTTTGGGTCCGCTCGGTTGCTTTGATGCCAGATCAATCCGTCCCGCCTCCCTCCGGGTCCGCCCCGATCTTGGGCGGGTAGTTCATGCGCTTATACTGCCGATTAATGTCGATCCAGTAACCGCCCTCCGAGTATTCGGGCTTCGGCAGCCAGTAGGCGTCGAAGAGGGCGTTATAAATCCAGCGGTTGCCGGGGCTGCCGATCCAGCGGTTGTAACGCTGCTGGTAGGGGTCCCACGCCTCCTTCTCCATCCTGTCGTAGAGCCGCCAGACGTTCATCCTGAACTCTTCCTCGTCGAGGTCCTCGATCAAGCTGTCCCTGATCCGCTGGTACAGGCCGCCCGGTTTCCGCTCTTCCTCTTTGATGGCCGCCAGCTTTTTGTGGAGCCACTCGTTTCCGGCTGTGTCCTCCGGGTTCTCTTTGAGGGCGAGGCAGTTGATATATTCCTGGGTAAACCAGGCGGCGTACTTCTCCAGCCAGCCCACCAGGGCGTTGTATGCTTTGGCGTATTTGGTGGTCAGCTGATCCAGGGGTATCTTTTCGCGGTTTGCTTTGAGCTTGGCAAAGTTGACCTTTGCCTCTTCCATGTATGCTCCAATGTCCACGGGCTTCTCCTTCCTGTTGAAAACTTCCGGCATTACACCTATTTCGGCAGGTCAGGTGTAATGTGGCTTTCCTTTGTGCTGCTGGGCTTTTCGGGGGGTTCCGGGTGCCTTACACCTAATTTGTGAAATCAATGCTCTTTTTTTGAAATTCTGCACATCTTGCAGAAAAACGTGTAAAATGTAGCGTTTGCAGAAAGCTATATGTTTTAGGTGTAAGAGGTGTAATGTGGTGTAAGAGGTATCTATAAAAGCCTTGCTGCTGCTGGGTTTTTCGGCCTTACACCTGACCTTACACCTAACCTTACACCTATTTTTTAGGTGTAAGGCGCAGGGGCCTTAAAACGGGAGGTCCTCTTCTCCGTCCGTGAGCTCCGAGAAGCCCTCCATGAAGCTGTACTGCTGATTTTCCTCTCCGGGCCTCTCGTGGCCGTCGCCCTCTTCGTCCATATCGTCGATGGGGTCCTTTGTTCCGGCGATCTTCCCGATGAAGAACTCCACGAAGCGGCAGCTTCGGTCCCCGAACCACTTGATTACCGAGTAAACCTTTTTCCCGCTCTTGTCGGTGCTGGAGGTTATCAGGCCCCGCTCCGCCATGTATTTCATGGTCTTGCGGGGGCTGTATCCGGCTTTCGTCAGGGCCTGGTTCAACATGGAGGGGAATATGTATGCAATGTTCCCTTGCTCCGACACCATGCCGAGGCAGGTCCCCACGGCGTTTGTGCCGAAATATGCCTTGTTGCTGAGGATCCAATCCACCACGAACTGAACGGCGTTTTCGTTCACGTCGGTGGCGTTGCTCTCCACCTGTTCCACGAGTATCCGCTCCGCCATGCGTTTGGCTGCGATCCAGCTTTGCCAGGTGATCCCCAGGGCCTCCAGGAAGTCCGGGGGGTTCGGTGGCGGCGTGGCGGGGCTGTCAGCGCTGCCTCCGAAGAACCAGCTGTCGATCATGGCGTCCGCCAGGGCCACGGCTGATATGCCGGATATGTGGGAGCCGTTCTTCCCGTCGCTGATTGCCCGGATGTATGTCTGCATATCTTCGTAGGCGTCGCAGATGGTCCGTTCATCCAGGCCGATGATCCGCTTGATAAAGGCGGGGCCGCTCCAGCCGCAGTCTGCTGCTGCCTGTTGGTGCATCAGTCCGGCGTCTTGCTCATTGTCGAAGGGTCCGCCGTAGAGCTCCAGCACGCGGGTGCTGACGCCGGTCTGGGTGGTATCCGTGGAGAGCGGCTCTTCTCCCGTGGCCAGCGCCACGGTCCGCCACTGCTGGACGGTCTGGAGGCCGCCGCCTTTGGCTCCCCTGATCTTGCCGGTGCCGCTTGCGATCATGTAGACGATTTTCTCCAGCGCCCCCTGGTTATTCCCGGCCAGCTGCCTTTCGTCTATACCGAGGGGGAGGTCGCAGTAGAAGGCCGCCGTGCGCTCCAGGCCGACCTGGGTGGCGTTGAAGTTTACCATGAGGCGCTCCGGGTCCCCCCAGGCGGACAGGGCCGCTTTGAGAGCTGCGGTCTTGCCGCCCTTGCTCCCGCCCCAATTGTAAACGAAGAAAATCCGTTGCTTCACGATCCGCAGGAGGGGGGCGGCAAAGCTGGCGGCGAGTATAAACCTGAACTTGTCCCGCTGCCGGTGTGGGGCCATGTGGGCGATCCACTTCTCCATGGTGCCGTTCTGGCAGTAGGCGGCGGCCATTCCCTTTTGCGAGGGGTCTATATCCAGGGCCAGCCCCTGATCGTGGCCGGGGAGAAACCGCTTCCCCGGCTGCCAGCCGAAGGTGGAGGTTGCGTCCGCTTTCGGGATCACGTCGATGTTCTCCGCCTCCAAGGCCCCGAGAAACCGCACCACCTGTTTGGCGTTCTCGCTGGTTATGGTGCAGCCCAGGTCTGCGAGAGCCGTAATGCTCCGGCTGGAGAAAATCGTAGAGCGGGGGTATATGGCGGTGTGCCACTTTTCGTCCCGCTTGAATGCGATCTCCATTTTTTCGTCGCCGGTTTCGATGCTTTTCAGGCGCTGCGTCAGAATGATCGGGGTCCGGCAGACGCTTGTGGGGGTGTACTTCTTTTCGTCTATAACGCTGATGCCCTTCTCCGAGTAGAGCCAGCCCTCAGGCTGCCGAAGGTTCAGCGGTGCGCCGGTGATGGCCTCCGGGATTTGCTCTTGGTCCAGGTCAATCTCTTCCGCCCCTTTGAGGGCGTCCCGGATCATCTTGGCCGCCTTTTCCTGCCCGTGCTGGATGTAGAGGTCGGAGGGGTCCTTTACGCCGAGGCGCTCACAGCTCCAGCGGTAAACCTTGCCTATGAAGCCGCCCTCCCGCAGACCGGCGCAGAGCTTTTGCACGAAGGTGTCCCCGCCGCCGTCCGGCTCATGGTGGAGGTAGAGCTTGAGGTCCTGCAGCGTGTTCGCCTGGTAGGGCTTGAACATGGAGGCCCCGGCCACGCCGAGGGCCGGTATCCCCATGAACCACAGGCTCTGGGTGTCGCTCTCTCCCTCGACCAGCACGGCATATCCGGCGTTCCGTATTTCCGGGAGCCGCCATTCTCCGTAGAGGCAAATCTTGCCGCTGCTGCCGTACTTCCAGCGGAACTCTTTATGTGCAAACCGTTTCCTGAACGTGGATTCCGTCCCATCCTCCAGGAGGTATGGCATTTTGAGGTATGTGGTGCCGTTTCGCTCTTTGCCGGTTTCCGCCCTGCAAACATCCCGAAGGAAGTCTACGGGGAGCCGCTTCTCGAAGCTGTATTGCTCCAGGCTGTACGGCTCCGGGCCGCTCCGCTGCTGCGGCTGCGGTTTCGGGTCCTCCAGGGCGTGGTATTTCTCCAGGATTTGCTTGTATGCCTCTTTCGTGTCCACGCCGTGGTATTTGGCCCAGAAGCTGACGAAGTTTCCTCCCTCATCCTCGGAGAAGCAGTGCCACTTCCCGGTCACCAGGTCCACGCTGAAGCTGTCCTTCCTGTCTTGGTGGAAGGGGCAGAGGCCGATCAGGCCCTTGCTGCCGTCCGTGAACTTGTACTTTTCGATTACTGCGGTATATTCCGCCTTATAGTCAACGAGCCGGTCCAGATCGACCTGATCGTGTGCCGCCGTCACGCTCCATCACCACCGTTCTCTCTTGTATGTGCATTTCTTCACCCGCTTTGCGGGGGGGGTGCCGCTTTGGGCACCTCCCCCATGTTGGTTCTTACTTGAACGGAAGCTCTTCCTCTTCGGTGGCGGGGCCGACCTCGGTAAATCCTTCCTGATCCGCCGCAGCGGGAGCCGGTGCCGCCTCCACCGGGGCGGTGATGTAATCGTCGAGCGTCACGGCCAGGTTCTGGTACTGCTCTTTTACCTGGCGGCGCAGTTCCTTGGCCTGGGCCGAAACTGCCGGGGGCAGGAGGCCCTTCTTCTCGATCAGCACCTTGCTGTAGGCCACGCCGTTGCCGTTGGTTGCTTTCTCCAGGCGGAGGCTTACGATCAGGCCGGTGTAGGGAATGCCCTTGCTGCCCATGATCTTCACGAGCTGCCGGTTGACCTCCTTGATCGAGGTGGGCGGTACGGAGAGCAGGTAGACGTTGGGGTCGCCGTCGAGCATCAGGTAGAGCCGCCGCATATTCTTGCAGGCCTTGCCTTTGCCCTGGCCGCCCTTATCGTCCGTGACGCTGCCGAACTGGTTCAGGGGGCAGTTCTCGCAGCTGCGGACCTCGCCGCTGTCCCTCCAGAGGCCGGTCTTGCCGTCCATGCTGGAGCAGAGCGGGATTTTGTCCTCGCCGCTGTCGCCAGCGCCGAACTTACCGGGCCAGAAGCCGTTCATGCGGTGGGTGAAGATGATTACCCCGGTGATCTCCTTCATGTACTCCACTTCGTCATCTTCGTCGCCCTGGACCTCGTAGGCGAGGCCGCCGCCAGCGGGGATCTTGATCTGTCTGCAAGCGATCCCGTTCTCAGCGTCCAGGTCGCCCAGCTCATCCTGGAGCTCCGCCAGCAGTTCCGGGTCCATGCCCTCGTAGCGGTTCGCAATGGTGAAGGTGTCGATGGGGGCCAGCTCGGTGGTGGTGTTCTTTTTGGTTGCCATGGTCTTTTCCTCCTGTTTTTTTAGATTTCCGCCTCTTCGGCGTCGGTGGATTCTGCCTCTTCAAAGTCGCCGGTGCCGTCCACGTAATCCTCCAGCGGGGTCCGGGTGGGCTTGTTTTCGGCACTGTAAAGGCTTTCGAGGGTCCGCTTCATTTCAGCGGCGGCAACGAGCAGGGCTGCCGCCGTCTTGGCGGTGCTGTTTGCGATGGAGGACGTGGCCTCCACGGCGGGGTAATTCGGATCGGGCAGGGTTCCGAGCAGGGTCGCCACATCGTCCTTGATGGTCTTGACGCAGCCGGTCACCTTCGCCAGGTGTTCGGCGGCGATCCCATACGCCTCGTGCCGGTTGCGGACGGCGGTGGGGGCCTCTCCGCAGTTCCCGATCATCTTCTGGACGGTCCCGATGGTTTCGGCGGTCAGATCCTCCACGGCATTGGTGAGTTCCTTCCGGGTGTCCAGTTCCATCTGTTCATACTCTTCGCGCATTACTTTCCTCCAATCTTCCGCGTTTCCCTGCGGCGGGTGATGTCGTTGTAGTCGTAGACCTTGATTACTGCCTCCAGGCCCTCCGAAAGTTCGCCGTTTTCGTCAACGTATGCTTTCATCGCGGACTGGAGGGTGCGGGCGTTGACCGTTTCCACGATCAGGTCACCGAGGCCTTCCTCCCGGAGCGTTCCGAAGAAGTCAGCGCCGGTGGCGGCCAGTTCTTCCTCGGATTTCTTGCTGTAGGAGGTTTTCGGGGTCAGGCTGAAACTGTAGCCGCCGCAGGAAATCCGGGGGCAGTCATCGTCCACCATCTGCTGGGCGATCTCAGCCTTTGCCGCTTCGATGGCGGCGTTGTTTTCCTTCGTGAGGTCGGACAGGCGGTCCTTCTCAGTCAGGAGGTCCTGGTACTTTCGCACCATGTCGAGCAGGGTCATTTTGGGTTTGCTCCTTTCTGTTGTTTTATTCTGATCCCCTCGCGGGGTTGTCAGCGGGTGTGGGTGAGTCCCAGGTCCAGAGGCCCTGTTTCCCTTTGGCCGGTATGGGCTTGTCAAACCGGGCCACGTCGTAGAGGGGCCAAGCGTAGCGGCCAGGGGTGAAATCTCCGAGGGCTTTCTCCCTGGGCGTCGCCGCCCGCAGCGTGGTGGGCAGCGCCTTGCCGAGGGTGGCCGTTCCGAGGACCGCTCCGAAGCTCTCAGCCGGGACGCCGTGTTCGAGGTAGTAAAGCCAGCTCCCCCGGTATCCCTCCGGGGTGATCCCGATGGCCGCTGCTATCTCTGCATAGACCTCATGGGGCAGTTGCCGGTATTTGGCAGCGTGTATCGCAATCGGGCCGGTGTAGGTGGTGGCCCAGGAGCGGGTTTCGTTGAGCTTGTACCCCAGCACGATCAATTCCGCCCAGGGCTGCCAGATCGTTATGGCTTTCACGGCTTGCCTCCCTCCAGCCGCTTGCAGCGGCCTCCGGGTATCCAGGCCATGCAGCGGTCCCCGGCACATTCCTCGAAGCGTTCATGCAGTTCGCGTCTGCCGGTGTAGCTGTTGTTTTCGGAGCTTACTGCCTTTTTGAAGGGGCAGTAGCGGGGTTCCTTGTGTTCGTCATTCTTCCTTGCCATTGAAGAACTGCCTCCAATCGTCCACTACGGTTTTCGCCAGGTCCTCTTTTTTTGAGAGGCTGGTCAGTATTTGGCTGTCCACGCTCTTCTCCACTACGAGGTGGATGTAGGTGCAGGGGTGGTGCTGCCCGATGCGGTGTATCCGGCTCAGGCTTTGGCTATAGGTCGCATAGTTGAAGTTGACGGAGTAGTAAACGCAGGTGTCCGCCGCCGTCAGGGTGATCCCGGTCCCGGCTGTGTCGATCTGTCCGATGAAGACCATCGTGGCCGGGTCCGTCTGGAACTGCTGCACTATGTCGCCCCGGTCCTCTTTCTTGATCTCTCCGTATATCGCCACGGCTTTCATGCCGTTTGGCCGGAGTATCTTTTCGGTGAGGCGCTCGATCTCGTGGACCTCCGGGAGGAACCGGGCGAAAACCACCAGCTTCTTCTTCCCCTCCACGACGTAGTCTTTCAGTATGTCGGAGAGGGCGTCGAGCTTGCCGGTGCTTACGAGCTGCGGCCTGGTGGCGTCATCCTCCACCAGGAAGCCCCCGGTGAACTGTTGGAGGCGCAGGAGCTTGGTCAGCACCGTGGTGGCCGTGATCGTGCCGCCGTCCGCCAGCTCTGCGAAGCTGTCACGCCGGAGCCGGTCGTAGATGTTCCGCTCTTTCTGGTTCATCGTGATATAGCGGTTCTCGAAGGTCTGCTCCGGGAGGTCGAGGGCTTCGTCCTTCGTCACCCGGTATGCGATACTGTGTTCTTTCTGGATCAGCTGGTCCAGGTCCCGGTATGCCACGATCTGCTTACGGTTGAAGCCGCCCATCACGGCGTAGCGGTTGCGGAAGGTATAGAAGTTCTGACCGAAGACCGTACTATCCAGGAAGCGGTATTGGCTGAAAATGTCCACGGCTTCGTTCTGGACCGGCGTTCCGCTGAGGATCATCTTGTATCGGGCCTTGTCGCCCAGCCGGTGCATTGCCTTGCTCTGTTCGCTGTCGTGGGTCTTGATCCGCTGGCTTTCGTCGCAAATTATCAGGTCGGCGTCGAAGTCCTCCAGGGCCTCGAATATCCCGTCCCGCCAGGTGCTTTCGTAGTTTATGACCGCCACCTTCAGGTGCTTGAAGGGGAAGTTTACCAGGTCGGCCAGCTCTTTCAGGCGCTTGTTCTTATCGCCCAGCATGGTCTTTATGGTGTAAGGAAATGCTGCATAGTCGCTGAACTCTTTCGGCCAGACGGCGCAGACGCTTGTGGGGGCCACTATGAGCACCCGGTTTACCTTCCCCATCTGGTAGGCCGCCCCGGTGATTGCGATTGCTGTCAGGGTCTTGCCGCAGCCCATCTCGAAGAGTAGGCCGAAGCCTTTACTTGTCTGCTGCATTGTGTCACCTCCTTCCCGCTCACGAGGCACAGCATTCCGGGAGGTTTGCCCTTACCAAGGCAGCAGGAACGGGCGGCGTGACCGCGTTTCCGCATCTGGCCACCTGTTTCGATTTCGGGTAGGGCCGCCCCTCCGCGTCCGTGTCTATGATGTAATCCGAGGGGAAACCTTGGGCGTTGAACAGTTCCCTCGGCTGGAGCATTCGCATTCGAATGTCCGTGATGATGTACTCTTCGCCGTGGATCGTCACCACCGCAAAGCGATCTTTTGCGGTTATGGTGTCCAGGGGTTCGTCTATCGGTTTCGCCGTCCCGGTGGAGAAGTACTTTATCAGGAAGGCCTGGACCTCTGCGAAGTGGAGGCCGCTTGCGGTGATCGTCTGCAGGGGCTGGTCTGCCGGGTGACCGATGTTTTTCCCCTTCATTTTCATGATGTGGGCGGTCACCACGGCGTTGTGGTCCTTTGCTGTGACGGTACCGAGCGGGGCCTCTGCGCTGCTGCCGGGGCCGGAGTACCCTCCGGCGTAGTTCTTCATTATGTGGGCGCAGGAGAGGGCGTAGCGGTTTGAGGCGTCCTGCGTCATCAGCGGCTCGTTCAGTTCCTGGCCTCGGACCTCGGCGTTCCCTTGTTCGCTGTGGTACTGAATCAGGGTCGGAGCTATGAGCAGGTGTTCCGCCTTGCTGCAGATCGTGGAGAGTGGTTCGTCTGCGCTCCGGGACCTGTCAGGCGTCCCGGTCTGCCCGATGGCTGTCAGCGTGGGAGCCACAAGGAAGTTGCGGTTGCCGGTTGTTACCGTAGGGAGTGGGGAATCCACGCTTGCCCCGACGTTGTTCATGTTGTTGCACATGATGGTCGGCGTCACTACGCCGTAGCCGTGTTTTGCTGTGACGGTCTGGAGAGGTTCGTCTATCCCCTGGCCTCTGAAACCGTCGCCGGAGTGGTTTACCGTTATGATGAACGGCTCCGGGTTGTCTATCACGAATTTCTGAATACCCTTTGCGATCCGGCGCAGGGTGTTCTCTGCAAGGGGCTTGCTCCGCTCGAATATGCTCTGTGCCGGTATGCTCCAGTCGATGCACTCGGCGGCGGTGTGGTATGGCTTCTTTTTGCCGGCGAGAACGTCCCGGCTGTTTTTCGGGGCGTGTGTCGCCTCCGGCCAGACTATCCTTGCCCCGTCCTTCCGGGCGATCAGGTAAAAGCGGGTCCTGGAGGTCGGCGCTCCGAAGTCGCAGGATTTCAGGGTCTGGTATTCGACCTTGTATCCGAGACCAGCCGTCAGGCTCTTCGCCATCTTCGAGCGGGTGCTGATCCCGAGCGCAGCGCACATTTCCTTGAAGGCCGGGTGGCTGCTCGGAATGCCTGTTGTGAGGGCCAGGATGAAGCCATCGAAGGTTTCCCCGGCTCTCTCCTTGATGGGCTTGTTATCGGCGCCGAGCGGTCCCCAGGTCTGTATCTCTGGGACGTTCTCCAGCATCATGCACCTGGGAGCTACGAGGTATCCCCACTTTACGGCGACCCAGGCGAGGCCCCGGATATTCTTGTCAACCGGCTTTCCGCCCTTCGCTCTGGAGAAGTGCTTGCAGTCCGGGCTGAACCAGGCCAGCGCCACCGGGTTTCCGTGACAGGCCTCCACGGGGTCCACTTGCCACACGTCCTCGCAGTAGTGCTTTGTCTGCGGGTGGTTCGCCTTGTGCATGGCGATTGCGTCCGGGTCGTGGTTTATGGCTATATCCACGCTGTGGCCGATTGCCATCTCGATCCCGGTGCTGGCACCTCCGCCTCCAGCGAAGTTATCCACGAAGAGCTCCTTCATCGTTGGCCGCCCCCTCTGATTCCGAAGTCTCGGTGCATGGCCTCCGTGTCCCTGATGGTCCGCAGCCCTTCCAGCCAGATCCGGGCGATGCTCTTCATCCGCTCCGCCAGCCGGAGGCTTGTACTGCAAACCAGGACCGTGATAATGACCGCCGTCCAGTTGAGGCTTTTCAAAAAGTCCAGCATCTTTACCACCCTCCCAGCTTCTTCCCGCACCAGTGGCAGTGGGTATGTTTCGGGGCCACACGGTGGCCGCATTCCGGGCAAAGCCAGAACTCCGCCCGCTTGACCGCCTTGGCCGGGACCTCAAACTTGCGGTGAAGCTCTTTCTGCTGCTTCGAGGCCAGGTTGTAGTCGAAGAGGAGGTCTTTCAGGGCCTCCGCGTCCTCTATGCCCTCATCCTGGAGGGCGGCGATCATGCTGACCCATGCTTCGAGGGCCGTTACTGTTTCCGGGTCCGTGGCGGCGTCTTTGAGGCTGGAAAGCTGCGCCAGTATCCTGTCGGCGCTCATGGCCTGGGCGGCAAGGCTGCCGCTGTTCTCTCGCTCGTTCATTTCTTTGCGCTCCTTATTCTGTTGATTATGGAGGCGGCCTTTTGGTCCTTCTCCCAGACTTCCCGCGTGTGGAACTTTCCGCCGCAGTCGAGGCAGAGGTACTTCCGCACCCGGCTGCCTCTGTCCAGTCTGGAATCCTTCACGGTGGTGTTTATGCTGCCGCAAATCGGGCACTTCATCGGCGGCCTCCTTTGGGGTTCCTGATCCAGAGCCGCAGTATCAGGAGGGCTTGCTCCGCCGCCGTGAGGGGCCGGTATCCGAGCTGCTTCATCCTCCGCTCCCTGCGCCTCTGCTCTCGCTTACTCATGCGGCACGTCCTGGGGCTGGATCAGCCCGAAGGTCAGGAGGGCCATGTTTGCGCCTCTGGTCTGGTGCCGGTAAAGGGGCAGCTTCACCGGGTACTTGTAAAGGGGTTTCGGGTCAGGGTCGATCCGCTCCCGGTCCACGGCTTCCTGGATGCGGTGCAGTTCCGCCCGGTGGGCCTCTATGGCCGGGGGCAGCCGCACGATGCTGGAGAGCTTGTCCAGGAGTTCCAGGTCTGCGATCCCCTCCAGCTGCTGGAGCTTTTTGTTCCACTTCATCTTGTTCCAGCTCTTTATCACCGTGAACTGCACGTTGTCGGCCTCGATGATCTTCAGGGTGTTACCCTGCAGCGCCATCTTCATTCCCAGCCCTCCATCTCCGCGAGGTAGGTGGCCGCCAGGTCCAGGACCTTCCGGCTGTAATTCGTGCTGTACCTCCCGGCGCTCCAGCTTTCGTTGGCTCCCTGCCAGCCCTGGTTATATGCCATCAGGAGGGCGTGGGTGCCGTAGGCGTCAGCCGGGTTTTCGGGGTTGAGCCGTTCCGCGATCCAGTCTATGTAGTCCACAGCTACGAGGGCGCACTGTACGGGGTCCAGGAGGTCCGTTACTCCGAGACGGTCCATGCGCTCTTGGTGCCAGCGGGGTTGTACCTGGAGCCAGCCGAGGCTCCGTCCGCTGTCGCCAACGGCGGCGGTGTCGTGGGCGCTCTCGTAATAGCCCATCGCCATCACCATGCTGTAAAGGGTGGGGTTCTCTTTGCAGACCGTCCAGATTGCGTCTTGCGTTTCGGGGTCCATGTTCACGGCCCCCAGGTAGCGCAGCGCCGGGAGTTCCGGCTCCGGCTCCGGCTCCGGCTCCGGGGCGGGCGTCTGTACGACCGGGGCCTCCGCTCTGATCTGCGGAGCTGCCGGTTCGATGTAACCTCTTTCCTCATTCGGCAGCCAGGAGGCCGCCGCCACGGTGAAAACTGCGGGCGGGTCCGGCTGCTTGACCTGGGCCGGTTCTCTCTGCGGCCCTCTGAAAGCGAAGCCGGAAAGTAGGGCGAGGCCTGTAATCATACCGACCTGTATTACTTTCCGGGTTCCTTGCGGTATTCGGTTCATTGCGTCACTTCCTTTCTCTCACGCTGTTGCTCTCTCTCGCCGCTCTTCCTTCCACCTCTGGAAGTCCGCCTGGACCTCCGGGTCCGAGTATTCCCTGTGCAGGGCCTCGAAGAGCGTCTGTGCCAGGTTCACGGCAACGTGGGCAGGAACGTCGCCGGTCCTGATCTTTACGGGGGTGCCGGAGGCCACCGGCACCGTGGCCAGCCGTTTCATGGCCTCTTCTCTCCTTTCTCTCAGCTCTGGGTGGGGGCCGGTGCGGCCAGCCGTTTCTCGGCAAGCTCGGCCCCGATCAGCATCGCTTCCACCATCAAAGTGAACGTGGGGCGCTTTTCCTCCGGGACGCTCACCAGCGCCTGGGCCAGCTTTTTCGCGTCCTCCATCTGGTCGTTGGTGTAGGTCTTTTCTGTCACTCTGTTCACCTCCTTTGTGTTTCTGTTGCAATTATAGGCCACAAAATCACAATAGTCAAGCCCGTTTTGTGAGTATGTTGCATTTTTATCTTGACCTCTGCGGGAACAGGTGTTATAATGCCTTTACCATGAAAGGGGTGGCCGTTGTGGATGAACGCATCAAATACCTGCGGAAGTGCTTAAATCTCACACAGGAGGAATTTGCGGCGAAGCTCGGCGTGAAACGCGGGGCTATTGCAAACTATGAGATTGGCCGGAATGTTCCCGTCGATTCTGTTGTGGCGCTCATCTGCAAGGTTTTCAATGTGAATGAGGTATGGCTGCGGACCGGCGAGGGTGATCCATTTGCCCCAGCCCCTCGCTCCAGGCTTGACGATCTGGCCGAGGCGCACGGCCTGACGGACGCGCAGTATATCCTGCTGCAGAAGTTCATCAGCTTGAAGCCGGAAATCCGCCAGGGAATCCTGGACTATATCTCCGACGTTGCCGCCGCTGTCGCTGCGGCCCCGTCGCCCGCTCCGCCTCTTGCCTCTTCGGAGGAATCGGCGGAGGCGCTCCATGCGGAGCTTGACCGCCAGATAGCTATGGAAAAAGAGGCGGAGGAAAAGTCCGAAGTATCTTGATTTATCGGCTGCGGCACAAATTGAAGATTTGGTATGGCGGAGGGTTCCCCCTGTGAAGCCGAGGAATGAAAAAAAGCGGGGAGCCCGTCCGAAGGTGGACAGGCTCCCCGCCGTTTTAGGAGGTAAATATGGATTGCTTTGAAAAATGGGACGTTTCTATACATTCGGAGCCGGATCAAGTGAAGAGGCGGCTCAATGGTGAAAAGATCAAGCCGGAGGCCATCACGCTGGACGCTGCGTCCAGGTCCGCCGTGATTGTCGGCTCTGATCCTGAGCCGTATCACGTGACGCTCTCTGGGTGCAGCTGCTTTGATTTCTCCAGCCGGGGGCTGCCGTGTAAGCACATGTATCGGCTGGCAGATGATCTTGGGCTTTCTGATCCGTGGCCGAAGGTCAGCCGGAAAGGTCAGGCCGCTGCGCTCGACGCTGCCCCGGCAGAGGTTGAGCGGTGGCGGGGTGAATTCCTGGCCGGGAATATCTCAGCGAAGAAGTTCACGAAAATCGCTGATGCTCTGCTGTCAAAATGAAGGACGTGGAGCTTGTCGATTGCGTGGCTTATGCCCGGTATAGCTCCCACAACCAGAAGGACACGTCTATCGAGGACCAGGTCCGGGATATAGAGGCGTACTGCCGCCAGAACGGCCTCCGGGTGGTGAAGGTCTACGCCGACCGGCATCTTACCGGCACCAGCGACAAGCGTCCCCAGTTCCAGCAAATGATGAAGGACGCCGCCCATGGCCGTTGGTCCTTCGTGGTAGTCTGGAAGACGGACCGCTTCGCCCGGAACCGCTACGACAGCGCCACCTATAAATACCGGCTGAAACGCTACGGGGTCCGGGTGCTGTCGGCAAAGGAGAGCATCCCGGAAGGGCCGGAGGGCATTCTGCTGGAGAGCGTCCTGGAGGGGTCCGCCGAGTATTACTCCGCCAACCTGGCCCAGAATATCAAGCGGGGGATGCACGCCAACGCTCTGAATTGCATGGTGAATAGCGGCTCCATTCCCTTTGGATACTGCAAGGGGCCGGACGGGCGCTTTGCCATCGTGGAGGCCGAGGCGGAGGTTGTCCGGGAGATATTCCGAAGGGTGGCTCAGGGCGTCCCCTTCGTGGAAATCGCCAATGAACTGAACGGGCGGAGTATCCGCACGAAAACGGGCGGCCTCTGGGGGAAGAACTCTTTTCACCGTATGCTTACGAATGACGCATATATCGGGGTGTATCGGTATTCCGATGTGTGCATAGAGGGCGGCGTTCCTGCTATCGTAGACAAGGCCCTCTTCCTGGAGGTGGGCCAGAGGTTGAAAACGAAGAAAAATCCCCAGGGCCGTCACCGGGAAAACGGGGAGTATATGCTGACGGGTAAGCTGTTCTGCGGCCTCTGCGGCTCCCCGATGGTGGGCATCGCTGGCACCGGGCGGCATGGCGATCTGCATCATTATTACTCTTGCCAGAAGCGCCGGTCCCGGCAGGGCTGCCCGAAGGAGAACGTGGTCCGGGACTGGATCGAGCAAACCGTGGTGGATATGACCCTGGAGGCGGTTCTGCAGCCGGACGTGATCGAGTGGGTAGCGGACCAGGTTATGGCATACCAGGAGCGGGAGGGCAATTCGGCCCAGCTGCTGGCCCTCCGGGAAGAGCTGGCCGCAAATCAGGCAGCCATTGAAAACGTGATGAAGGCCATCGAGGCCGGTATTATCACGCCGACCACAAAGCGGCGGCTCCAGGAGCTGGAGGCCGAGGCGTCCCGGCTGGAGCGGGCCATCGTCGTGGAAGAGGCGGCGATCACGCATATCGAGCGGGACTTCATCGTCTATTGGCTGGAGAGGTTCCGGGGCGGTGATCGGAACGACAAGGCGTTCCGCCGAAAGGTCATTGATACCTTCGTGGCGGCTGTGTACCTCTGGGATGATCGTATCCGCATAGCGTTCAACTATTCCGGCACCCGGAATACTGTTGAGCGGGAAATCGTCACCGAAGCCGAGGCCGTGGCCGGTGTGGAGGGTTCGTATAAGCTCCCCGCCGCTCCACCACAGGGGGGCCAGGCGAACCCGGCAGCCATCTATTTCGTTGGTGCCGTGTTCGTGTTGGCCATGCCGCTCCCTGCAAAGCGGCGATAATACCAGGCACCCGCCTTTTTCGGCGGGTGCCTTTTATCATTTTCGTGGCGTCACGAAAATGGTCAGCCCGGAGGTTTACGCCTCCGGGCTTTTGCTTTCCTCCGGCTCGATCAGGTCCTCTATGTGGCAGCCCAGCGCTTGGGCCACCTTCTGCAGCTGGTACACGTCCCGAGGGAGCCGGGTCCTTTTGCCCCAGGCCTCCAGCGTCTTGATCGGAACGCCGCTGCGCCGGGACAGTTCCCTCCGGCTGATCCCGGCCTCGATGCACTTTCTGTCGATCCGGGTCATGTTGTCCGTGAGCTCCATTCTTCGCATGGGTCACACCTCCGTTTCCTGCCGACTATTATACTGCGCGTGTGTGGTATTTGCAAGCAGTCAAAGATACCATACACGCGCATCGTATTTTGTTGAAGATTACATATTGATTACCCTGCGCGTGTATGGTATAACACAGACAACCTAAGGAACGGAGGACATGAAAATGAAGATGGTTAAGACGGAATTCAATCACAAGGTCAACGAGGGCAGCAGTTGGATCGTTTACATCACCCGGACGCTGGAAGAAGCCCACAACCTCCACGTGTTCGCCCTTACTCAGAAGGACCTGCTGACGGGCGCTTCCTGCGAGTGGTATTACACGGTCAGCACTGTGGAAGTCATCAACGACTGCAGGGTCCCGGCGTTCTTCCACAATCGCGGGTACTACGCCACGATTATCGAGCACAACAACGGCTCCTGGGACGCTGCTCCGAAGTACGAGCTTTATATCGCAGAGTGACGGGGCTGCGGCCCCGGTAATGCGGGAGGCCGGTCACAACCCCGGCCAGGAAGGAGCGCAGGAATGAAGAAGTACGAGTTCAGCAATTGGGAATACGAGAAGGCCCACGGCAAGGCTCCGCGTGGAACTGGCCACTGGGCGTTCCTGCTGAAAAACGCCGCCGTCGAGGGCATCGCTCCGGAAACCTTCATCGACCAGGTTTCCACCTATCGGAAGGACACGATCTTCTGGGTCCCCGGCGTCTGGACGCTGTCCGAAGCGAAGAAGCGGGCGGCGGTCATGCTCGAAGCAAACGCGGTCCCCTTCGGGACCACCGTATATGTGGCATCGTGAAAGGAGGCCCTGGGAATGTTCAAGAAGTTCTTCGATGAAATGCTGGCGGCTAAGACGGAAGAGGAAATCACCAGCATCCTTTACCGGGCGGACGGCGTCGATCTCTCCTTCCAGCGGGAGAAGTTGTCCTGGCAGGACCACGAGCGGCTCTTCAACCTGGCGGGCCGCCTGTGCATCGCTCTTCGGAAGGAGACCGCCTGATGGTCTGGCACCTTTGGGGCGAGGCGGCAGCGGACCGGCTGGAAGAGCTGCAGGAGTACCTGGCAAACTTCCCGCACGGCTCCGTCGCTGCCGCCGCCCGGAATGAGATCAAATATCTTGAATACCTGCGGGACCACGGCGCTGCGCCGGGTGGCAGGGTCGAAACGAAGGAGGTTTAATTCATGGAACGTCATCTGAAATACCTGGGCCGCGATTCCTGGAGCCGCTATGTGTACGAGGACCAGGACGGGAAGCTCTGGAAGCTGACCGATTGCTGCTCTCCCCGTGAATGCTGCGAGGAACGCGGGGACACCTTTTATTCCTCTTGCGGGAATGGCTTTGACGGGGAGCCGGATTGCCCGATGCCGAAGGGCGACACGGTAGTTCTGGAGCCCTCCACGGAGCCGTGGCTGGTGTTCTCCCACAAAGGGGTGGAACTGCTGTCCTACACCCTGCGGGGGACCTTCGTGGGAGAGCGGGAAGAAACGATCTTCCAGCTCTCGCGGGACCGCGGTATCCCGGAGGGCGAAATCGAAACCGAGATTGTGGAGCGGGAGGTGCGCTGAATGAGCTTTCTGTTCTGCGAGAGCCGGACGGAGGCCCTGGAGCTGGAGGCCCTGGCAAACGCCAGGGTCCCGGCGATCCTCGAAGAGCTGAGGCATTACGTCCGGGCCTCCGGGGAAATCGGCATCACGGTCCAGCCGGTATGGCACGGGATGTTCTGGAGCGTGGAGGCGGACCTACTGTTCGACGGTGAAGTGGTCCGGCATTATGAGGCTTTCGATCTGCTGGAATTGGAATTGAACGAGTTGGAGCTGGCCGTGCTGGTCCGCTCTCGGAAAGGAGTATGACGATGAAAATGGTAAACGAAAAGGGCGAGGCCGTGTACTTCAATCCCGTATTCAAAAACGGGAAGGACTGCTGGATCATCCAGGGCATCGGCTCCACGCTGGTTATCGGGCGGGACCGCCAGAAACGCAAATCCCGCACCTTTACGCAGGAGCGGCAAGCGGAGGCATACCTGAATAGGCACGGTTTTCGGTGCGTGTGATTTTTCCTTTGGAAAAAAGAACGCACGGACGGGGCGGCGGGTATTCTTCCCCCTCTCACAAGAAACGTGGCACCACGGGCAGCACACGGGCCGTAGGGCGCAAAGAAGGACGGACGCACGGAGCGCCCGTCCTTTTCGTTTTGTGGGGTCACTTCTTCTCGGTATAGCCGAGGTAAATCCACCCGGCCCCGGATTTGAGCTTGCCCCAGCCGTTCTCTTCGCCCACGATGGTGTAGACCTCGCCCCGCCTGATCTGGGTGGTGATGGCGTAGGTGGTGCCGGGTCCCCTGCGGACGTTGAGGATGGAGGCAATGATCCGCACCAGGTACGGGGTGAAGGTGGCCGGTGCCTGGCCCGGTGCCTGGGTTTGGGTGGCGCTGCTGCCGGGGGCCGCTGCCGCCGTGGCCGCCGCCTGGGCGTCCTCCACGCTGATCCAGCCGGTGACCTGGCCGCTGACGCCGACGTTGGCGGTCTTGTTCGTGATCCGAATACGGCCCTTGATGGTGTCCTTCGACCAGATGTAGAAGGTGCCGGTCCGGGTGCCGCTCTCCGTGGCCACGGCGGAGGACTTGTAGAGCTTCACGCCGTTCAGGGTGAGCTTGGTCCCGGCCTCCAGGGCGGGCGCTGCGGTCTGCGGGTTCTCCGCTGCGCTGCTGCCGGTGCCGCCGAGGCGCTTGTTTACCTCCGCAGCGATTGCCGTGTGGCGGTCAAAGAGCCAGTTACCGGGGCAGGCTTTGGCCGCAAACCAGCGGTGAACGGTGAGGATCATTTCGTCGGCGGCGGGCTGGTAGGCCAGCGCCTTGGCCTTGTCTGCGATCCATACGACCTTCCGCTTGCCGTTGCGGCGGCAGATGTCCGTTACCAGGTCCAGCAGGGCGGCATACGCCTTATCGGAGCAGGGCCACGGGTCGCTTGCGGAGGTGTTCGCCACTTCGATGGTGACGGCCCTCTGGTCGTTTGCTCTGCTGGAGGTACACCAGGAGCGGTTGGCTTCGTCCACATAGAGGGCGATTCTGCCGTCGCTGCCGATGCCGTATTGGCTGGAGGCCTCCCTGGCTTTCTGGGCGAACATATAACCGCAGCTCTCCACGCTCAGGTTTCCGGCCATGCAATGGATTGAAACGGTGTCGATGGCGTGGGTCCTCTTGCCGGAGTGGTTCGGGCTGAGGATGGTGCAGGATATGAGGCTGCTGTTGCTCATGCTCAATCCTCCCCCTTCCCGTCGCCCTCGCAAAAGCCGGCGAGGGTTTCCCGGTCCACCACGTCCCCCTCTTCGTCGTAAATGAGGCCGGTCTTTTCGTCGAGGTTCAGGACGCCGACATAGGGGAGATCATCGTCGATCTCCCCGTTGTAGTAGCGCATATTCAGCGCCGGGGTTTTCTTCGGTTCGTTCATGGGGTCCTCCTTTCAGGGTGGCCGCTGTCTGCGGTCACTTCTGCTGTGCCTTGTTATACTGCGCCGTACTGATGCCGAGCAGCGCCCCGAGAAAGGTGTCCACGACGGCAATGGTGCCGACCACTTCCTCCCCGTAGGGCAGCCCCCAGATGGAGGACAGGCCGAAGTAGAGAGCGCCGAGCGCCGGGAGGACGATCTGGGCGATCCACTTCAAAATGTCATATACCTTGTTGGAAAGCATGACGGTTTCTCCTTTCTTATCGTTCAATGAGATATTCCTGCAGTTCCTTCTTCGCTGCCTTCATGGCGTCGATGTCGTTGCCGTCGATGCCATGGGACAGCAGGGCCAGGATGGCCCTCTGGGTGACGCGGCTCCCTTCCTCGATGGCGTCCAGCCGGTCCTTGTCCTTTTTGAAGAAGACCATATATTCTTCCTGCTGCTTCTCCAAAGCGGTCAAGCGTTCCTCGACCTTCTTGGCGGGAGCCTTTGCAGCCTGGACGCCTTTCACCACCCAGCCGATTGCGGCGGCTATGGTGGAAATGCCGACGCAAATTCCGAGGATGGAGGCCAGCAGCTGCGCCGGGGTGAAGCTGATTACTTGGTCCATGTCGTTCACCTCCCCTCCGGGCCGCCAAGCACAGCGGCATATTCTTGCTCCCGCTGTTTCAGCTCCGCCTCGTATTCCTCCACCGCTTGGTGCTGTGCGAGTTGGTCGATCAGCTGCCGGATCATTTGGCTCTGGGCGTCGATGATGTCACAGAGGCCCTGGGCGATTTGTGGGGTCATTTCAGTTGTCCTCTTTGTATAAGATGGGGTGCGATTTGGCCTCTCGGAGGTCGCCGTGGGTCAGCACGAAGTTGGCCCAGAGCTTTTCTTCGTATCGGTCCATGTCCACGTGTTTCAGCATGGCCCTGTAGGAATTTACCGTCTGGCGGGCGCTCTCCAGCGTCAGCAGACCGGCGTTGTATTCCTCTTCGACCTCTGCGAGGCGGCGCTTCATGCGGAGAGTGGTGCTTTTCCGAAGCCGGATGTGATCGTCGTAAATGACGCAGCCCACGAACTCCACACCGAGGCGGGCGGGCCGGAGGGCGGTCTTTCGGTTGAACTCCAGCCGGAGCTTTTCGTTCAGAAAGTCCTCCATCCTTTTGCCGTATTCCCGCAGCCGCTCCTTGCTGTTGTCGATCAGGATAATATCGTCCATATACCGGGCATATCTCCGCACCCTCAGTTCCCGCTTCACGTATTGGTCCAGCGGGTCCAGGTAGAGGTTGCCGAGGGTGTGGCTCAATCCGCCGCCGATGGGTATTCCCACGGAATAGAGGGCATCCGGCTCCGTGGGGTCCTGCTGGTTATCGGTGAGGGCGAGGCCGAAGGGCATCCCGGTGTTGCAGATGTAATACTCCAGGAGGTCCGTCATCTGCCGGTCTGCTATCTTGTGCCACAGCATGGCCAGCAGTATTTCGTGGTCGATCCTGTAAAAGAATTTCGCCACGTCGAACTTGTAGACGTGCCACTCTCCGGGGTTCAGCCTGGTATTCTCCATCCACTCCTTCACCCGGAGCATGGCTGCAAGCTGCCCCTTGCCTGGGATACAGGCGTAGGTGTCCGAAATGAAGCCGCTGTTCAGGCGTGGGTTGATGGTGTTGTAGACGGCCCTTTGGATGATCTTGTTCGGATAGTCGATATAGATCACCTTGCGGGTCTTTGGGACGTACACATAGAAGCTGTTGTATTTGACTTTCGGCACCAGGCCTCTCCGAAGGTCCGAGCTCATGGCGTGGAGGTTGTCCTCCAGGTCCCGCTCGAAGAGCAGCACGTCCCGCTTCTCTCCCTTCCCGGCTGTCACGTCATGCTCCGCCTGGAGCAGGGATGTGAAGGAGGTCGTTTCCTTGTAGACGTTCCGTATTGCCATATTTATTTTTCCGAAGGTCGCGGCGGCTCAGGGGTCAATTACTTACTGCCGGACTTGCGGGGCCAGGTGGTTTTCGCCTCCCAGCCCACCGCCGCCGTTTTACTTTTTTGCCTTTCGGCAAGGGGGACAGATCCTTTGCCTCTTGGAATGGACCGCCTCGCAGCGGTCCGCTGTGCCGGTGTCCGTAGGCACCGGCCATCTTGCCCTTTTTTAGAGGCAGAGCGGCGCGGAAGCCGATGTTCGTGTTCGTGTTGGAGCGGGTGTTGTTGTTGCCGTTGCTGTAGAACACTCCGGCATTGGAGGTGTTGTTGTAGTTGCCCCCGCCGTTGACCAGGCGCTGTATCCATCTCCCTGATGAAGCGGTCAGCGGCCCCGCTGGTTCATTTGGGCCTCCACGAGCCTGCCGTGGATGATCCTGCCGATCTCCGCCGTCATGGCGGTCCAGCGTTTGTAATGCCTTGGGGCCATAAACCGCAAACGGAAGGAGAGCCGGATGTACTTTTTGAGCTTTTTGTTGGCAATGTCCAGCTTCTCCAGGGCGGTCTTTCGACGGTGATTGTCCGCGTCGATGGTCAACTCCACCATGCTGTCCATGATCCGCTTTATATCGGCGGTCATTGCATACCTTTCGGCCTTGGGAAAGTTTTGGAGGATGGGATAGGTGTCCTCGATCATCTTGCAGATTTTCTTTTGCAGGATGCTGTCGGTCGGCTCCCATTCGTCCGGGATATTGCTCAGGTACTCATTGGGGACTTCCTGCATGGCTCTCCCTCCTTTCATCCGTTGTAGGTTGCTCCCTGGGCGAGGGGGCCGCTCACGCGGCCCCTGTCAGGCAGCAGTTACGCAGTCGGCAAATCGGCGTAAGCGGCGCGGAAGCCGATGTACGTGCCCGTGCTGGAGCGGGTGTTGAGGCCGCCGCCGTAGAACACCCCGGCACTAGAGGTGCTGTTGACGTTGCCCCCGCCGTTGCCCAGGCGCTCCGCTGCGGTATTGTTGAAGTACAGCTGATCGCCATCGCCGTAGTCCGCAGCCACAGCCCCGGCCTCCGGCAGAAGGGCGTATGCTCGGAGGACCTTCTTCGCTGCGTCGCTGATATCGTCGCTGCAGGTGATCTCGTGAATGCCGCCGTTGAAGCTGTCACCGGTCTGGCCTTCGGCAATCGAAATCACATACTTCGGCTTGCTGGACACCTTCGCCACCTTCACGGTGTTCGTGGTCGTGCCGGAGCCATTCGGCGTGACAAACTCGCCGGTGCTGGCGTCGAGGGCTTTCCACTGGTCCGAAGAGGCCGCCTGGGAATGGCTCTTATCAGCGCCGTTGTTATTCACCAGGAACTGAAGCTCTCCGTAGACGGTGCGGAATGCGCCCTCCCACTCCGAGACGTTGCCGTTCAGGTCCATAATGCCTTTCATGGTGCCGTCGTGGCTCCAGGTCAGGGGGCCGGTGCCGGTCAGCGTGTGCAGAATGTTGCCGCTGCCGTCATAGGTGGCCGGGATCGCCACGCGGGTGCTTTCGGCGGTATCCTTGCCATAGTTGTTGTTGCCCTTCGGGAAGATGCCGTGGGCCTTGCACCAGAGGGCGATCATGCCCCATTCGGCCTTGGTCATCATGTGCCAACCGGCACCCTTCGCCTCGCAGTAGCCACGGGCGGTGTCCCAGGTCATGTTGTTGGCCGGGTCCCTGCCAGGGAGGCTGTAGGCCCTGCCGTTCTCCACGACGTTCTGGTACTTGGAGATATAGATGCCATCCACGACGGAGCCGTTGATGATGAAGGCGGGGTGGTAGGCGTCAGCGCCTCCCGTGATTACCTCGCTCAGCTTGAACTTGGGGATGAAGACCATGACGGAGGGGAGGCCCTTATCGTCATAGAGCAGCTTGTTTCCGGGGGCCACGGCCTGCAGGGCCAGGTCCGCAACATCAAAGTTTGCCATTTCGGTTGTTCCTCCTTATTCGTTGTCGAGCGCCTCGGTGAGATCGTCGAGGCTCCAAAGGGTGAGGGTCACGGTGTCCATGTCGAGGGGCT